ATCCAATCGGACCTGTGGCACCTTGAAGTCCGGGTATTCCAGTCGCACCCCTCTGGCCCGTTGGGCCCTGAACACCAGTCGATCCACGCGGTCCTGTAGGACCGGTTGGACCAGTCGGGCCCTGTGGGCCTGTAGGACCGGTAGGTCCAACTGGACCGCCAGCTGGACCAGTAGGGCCTTGCGGACCCGTAGGCCCTGTGGCACCCGTGGCACCTGGAGGGCCTCCGAAAGGGCCCGTTGGGCCTTCAACACCAGTGGCACCCTGTGGTCCAGTGGCACCCTGGGGACCCGTGGGACCCGTTACACCGGTAACACCTTGCGGTCCAGTACAACCAGGACCTGTAGGGCCCTGAACGCCAGTCGGACCTTGCGGACCCGTAGGACCCGTGGCACCCGTAACACCCTGCGGACCAGTCTGTCCTCGTGGTCCAGTTGGACCCGTGGAACCAGCAGGGCCCGTAGGGCCAGTCGCACCAGTAGGACCCTGAGGACCTGTGGGTCCACCAGACGGACCAGTAGCGCCAGTCGGACCTGGCGGGCCCGTGACTCCTACTCTTGTTATTCCGCGAGGATTCTCAATTCCCATGTTAGGTACTTGATGCCGTAAGAGTTATTCCAATCGTCCCGGGAGATCCTGGAACTCCTCCTTCTGTAGCAATTAGTCTGACGGTGGTCGAACCGCCTGGAACACCGGCTTCAATCATGAAATTAACTGGACTGTTATCAGGCGGGATTGGTCCTTCAAACTCTTGCAGAGAAAGGTTTTGGATTGAGTATTGATTGAATGTTGCATAATCCAAATCAAGGAGTGTTTCCTGAATTTCCTCTGTTCCATTCCCCCACATAAGACGTAAAGATGCATAACCGCCTACAGCACCGCGTGAATAAGTAACATAGAAAGTTACGTGACGAACGCGTTGAGGAATCTGGTAGTATTGTTGGTTAGTGAAGTTCCCAGCAGGAGGCAGTGGAGTTGTTGGAAGATGAATAGATCTCGCAATTTCAAACCCACAACAGTCACCAGAAGGTGGTGATGGTACCGGAGGGAACGAAGGAGGGAATGGGGATGGATAGTTATTAATGACTATTACTCCTCCGCATCTACCAATAGGTTCTTCACAAGTAAGCGACAACATTTGCGGAATAACAACAAAAGAAGAAGAAGACGTTGCTGGCACACATATGGTCGGCTTACCCGGACACTGATCAATAACAACTATGATAAACGGAGCAGCAGGATAAATAACGCTAAATCGCATTTTAGCCGATTGCATCGGCGAGTTTTGATCTTGTTGATACTCCCAAAGAATTGTGTAATCACCCGACCCGACCATGACAGGCCACTGTGCATAATACTCACCAGGAGCAGCCGAAGTAGCAGAAGTTCTAGAGCCAGTGGGCCTGCCGATCGGATCTAGAATTGTCCAAAACACAGCATATGCATTTTGTGGATAACCGGAGTCATCTTTCAAAAAAAGTGGTAAGTCTCCACGACCAAGCATCGTACCTGTTAAAAAGGTTGCGAAGCCTTCTACAGGAATAGCGTCTCCGGACGGAGGAGAACATTTAACATAACTAGATGGATCAACAACAAAGAAACCCTCAGAAACAATTTCTGTCGAGCCGCCAGACACTTCTTGTATTTCCCATGTAATCCGATAACTTCCGTTTCTTACGTCCGTATGCCAAGGCGCATAGTATTCTCCACAACGAGCTCGAATTGCAGTCAGTGATTCACCTGACGCCTGCGTCCCGTCGGCAGACCGAACAGTCCATTTAACAGAAAAAGCGTCCTGAGCATAACCGTTCCGGTTGCTCAGGTAGAGCCTTAGTTCCCCTCGAGAGAGGTTCTGTCGAACAAGAAATGCGGCCATATCACCCAGAATCTTGAATAAGCAGACTATCGAGTTTCTTCTGTCTCGCACGAAATTCAGCTGCCCTGATATAAGCACATTTCCTACAATTTAGCTGAATCAACCTCCTCTTCGTTATTTTCACACAGTCTTCAATCGGAACGAGTCCGTGCCTTTTACATAATATATGTGTTTTCGGCAAACTGACTGGACCGAATCCACAAAAGCCCTACATGAATGATGCATTAAGACCATTCGCAGAAGCAGAAGATGACATGGGAGATATGTCATACTCTCGAATTACTTCTGCAGCGATCGATGGCACAGAAAAAACAATTTTCCAGAACCCTATTCGATCCGGATAAAATCGAACCGAATAAAATCCCGGTTGACCGATTATTTCATTGAAATAAACGATTCCAGCTGAAATGGATGAGTCCGGAACGGCGGAACCGTCCTGAATCGCCCAAGTCAGAGGAACATTATTAGAAAAGACGGAGATAGATACGTTGGCTGCCAGTACTCCGGCGACCCTCGTAATACTCCCCGGCGGATTATAGAGATCTATCTGGTCAAAAACCAGAGATGCAGCGGATATTGATCGGCCCATACCGTAGCGCGGAAATAGAAGGTCACGGATAGAACTCTAGTATCTATAGATAGGTGTGAAACTTCTGGAAAAACTCAATTCTTTAAAGCCACAGATGGCTACCGCAGCACAATCAGTCATAGACGACTGGCAGCAGAACGAAGATGGGTTCGATGAAGAACTAGGTTCCGGAGGTGTTTGCGATAAAATTTCTGAAGCAATAGCAGCCGTTATATCAGAAAACACTTCAGAAGTGGAATTTGCAGATGGCGGCCATGAAGGAGACGATCACGCGTACTTAATTGTATTTAACAACACTGAAGCTTATGCAATCGATGTTCCGCCAGACATATATGAAACAGGAGGCGGATATAATTGGAAGAAATTAGAAGGTGCTACAATATCTACATCAGATGTTGTAATTACGAAAGTTGACAGAGATCTCATAGTTAACTGGTAGTTGATGTAATTTAAAAAAATGAGTAAAGAAATTATGTAAGTACAGACAGTAAATAGTCCAAATGGGGTCTTTTTTCATCCAACTATTGTAACATAGTTATCGATATTCGTAAAGTTTCAAAAGCAAAGCTGCTTGAATGCCATGATTTCTTGAGAAAATTGGTGAGGCGACACCTTTGCTATACCTTGGTAATAAGCTTCCCGTAGCTCTTTCACAGAACCAGCAGTGTTTGTAAAAATAAAAAACACCCTTTGGCCATGTCGCCTTTGTTTAAAGGTGCATCCACATATTTTTAAGTATGCGGCCAGATATATATCATGGGTCTCGTAAGAGTTATCTTCTGTTGACTCAGTTGACATAGATCATAACCTTTATTGAATCAACAACATTACCAGACAACCATGAATTTCGGTCAAGCACCATATACTATACTGATCAGAATAAATTCAAATACATTTGCGCCTCCAGATGGAATTCCGTCTGGAGGCGCAGTGACCGACCTAGGTCAAGATCAAATTACGAACGGAGTTGACCCGTCGTTCGCGACGATGGCAACTGCAGCTCCGGCTGGAAGACCAACACGAGACCCACCAGGTTGAAACGACGGGCTCATGAGCTTCGAGAGCTTACCATAGACAAATGAGAGAAGAACCGGACCAGTCTCAACGAGAGACGGCGCGATGGTGTCAGCGATCGCCGTATCAAGACTGGATTTTTGAGCTGTCGTCAGGAGTGTAAAGCTCGACAACGCATTAATCGTGGCAGCAGAGACGTCAACCGACATGTTAGCGTACTCAGTCCACGTGAGAGCGGCGTCTGGAGAAACGGCATCTTCATTCGCAACCTTAACCGATGTTGCCGAGATGAAGTCGTTAATGCGGAACGTTCCGTTGTTAGCAGGGTTAGCCGAACCCGAGAACGTGATGACCTTGCCAACATCAGAAGCCTGCATACCCGTAAGGCCACCAATAGTCGCCTCAGTGCCATCGAAAGCCGTAACGGTTGCTGCGGCGCCAGTTTGACCAGCAACGGCATTCAAGCCAACATACACGGCCTTAATCAAAAGGGAGACTGTGAGACCCGATAGAGCAGCAATCGTCAAACCAAGAACAGTCGCCAGGGCAGCAGCCGTGGTATCCATCTGAATGTACGCAGCAGACCCACCAATCGTCGAATCGATAGCGACGTTAGTACCGCTAACCCTGGCAAGGAATGGAAGACCAGCGTTCAGGAAACCAGCGTTCAGGTCAACAACGATCTGTGCAGCCGTAACAGCAGCACCCGATGACACTGTAATTGAAGTGTACGCCGCAGCGGCTGAAGCCTTGATCTTGAGAATTGTCCCGTTTGCGACAGTAGTATCAAACGGCGATGCAACGCTTCCAACGCGCGTTACAAATGCATAGCTCTTTAGAACTGCTGCAAGCTCAGCGTCCGTTGGACTATGGAAGTAACGGCTCTGACCGGCCGGTTCAGAAGAGAAATTCCTCTGGGACCTGTTCTCAACGTCGTCGAGGTAAAGATGGCTGATGTCGGTACGAAGGGCTGCAACGCGCATTTTTGATTCTCCTCAGTGGGTAAATTTTATCAAAGAGTGAAAGACGATCACAGTGTGAAGATGGCCGTCCTCTTTGAGTTAGCCTGAACGGTAACTTTCCAACCAACTCCGGGGGTGCCGATTGTCACGAGAGCGTCATCGATCTCAATCTTAATAGCAGAAATGGTATTCGGAGGACCGGCAGTGATGAGATCCGTATCAGTAATGACTTGAGATGAACCACCAGGACTAGTGAGTGTCACGTAGGTAATATCTGGAGCCAAACTAAGAAAATTCGTCCCATTGACGGTCGTGAGACCAAGCGCATTAGACGCAGAAGTAATTGTCGGAGCTGCTATTAGCGCCGAACTAAATAAAGTCGTTGAAACCTCACCTCTGGCCGCAAGCCCAGCAAGGACACCCTTACTAGCAAGGGCAAGTAAAACTTCATCCGTCGGGACCATGTCAATATAACCCTTGACGGACGAATCGAGTGGGTTAGAGTACGGAACGTAGACCTTCTGTTTCGCCGTTTGAGCGTGCGAAAGACCAGTTTCAAACTGACCGGAAGTCCTGTCCACTTTATCGATAAGAATCGATCGGACGCGCCGTTGCTGATTAACAACCCTAACAAGTGTAGACATGCCTGATCTCCTGTCCTATAAAGACAATAAAAGCTTCACGTAACTGGATTATTCCTCAACGCTGCAGTGAGATTGAAAGCGGTAGCAGCTCCAGCCCCACGTACGAAAACTTGATAGAATGAGTCAAACGTTTTCGAAACATCCGTAAATTCAGCGGCCAATGACGGAATTCTTTGCTCCGGACCACCGGATTCAAATGCCAGGTATAGGTCATTGCCGCCATCAACCTGTACGCGCATATTGTGACACTGCATAGGAAGTTGCAGTTCGTAAGACCCCGTAATGTCGATCGCACTCGGAGCTCCGCCAGCGATCACAAGTGCACGATTTGGTTGTGAACTGAACGGGAGAATAAGGTGTCTGGCCTCAAACGGACCGACCGTCCCATCAACACTAACTTGCTTGATCTGAATCCAAAGGGGGGCCGAGTCATTCAGCGAATAATCAACTGGATTAAACAAAAACCTTGTTTGGTTTCTGTAGTTACCATCGGTATAACTAGTGTTAACAACAGTTGCTGATGCTTTTCCATACGCTGGAACAGTCTCAAACTGTGTAAACGCAACGTCGAAATTTGTGGCCGAGAAAAATTGGTATGACGCTACTCCAGCACGTGCTTGAAGCACAAGGTCAACCAAATTTGTTCGACGCCTAACTAGGGATAATGATCGGGCCATTTCAAGGATGACCAGGGGACAAAAGGCGGAATTAATTAATAACCCTATGAAGTTTTCTTCTTTCTTTCCTCCGCAACCTTAGGGTTATATGTAGCGGCACTATCAGTACCCTTTTCTTTTAGAGCCTGGAACTGTGCTTCGGCCCACGTACCGGTTTCTTTACCTTGGAAATTAGGAACGGCGTCTCGTTTAAGATGACCATAACGATCTTTTTCACGACGTCCAGCGGCTTCAGAAGATTTCTGCCTATACTTTTTTACGCGTTCGCCTTTGGACGGCCATGAGCCGGACGGTCCATCTCGGAGAATAGTATGTGGTACATATGGTTTCCATAAATAATTACATAAGGAACCACATTTTGGGCACGGCGGGTGGTGTTCTTTATATCCTGTCATCGAAGCTTGATCTTCGATTTCAGCCCCACATTTATTATTCGTACAAAGATAATCGTATTGTGGCACAGTAAACCTCTTGCACGGCGGATTCCGCCAGTCCAACAAGACGTTACTGTTCGAATAAAACGAAGATTTATTCTTCGGTTTGTTCTCCAGGCTCTCTTAAAGCTTCATAGTCAACATCATGCTCGTCCTCGGGCTCAGGTTCAGGTTCTTCCTCAGGTTCTTCCTCGGGCTCATCGAACGCTTCATAGTCAATCTGTTCATGTTCTTCAGGTACTTCATCCGAAGCTTCGTAGTCTATATTATCTTCTGAATCATCTAGAGATTCATAGTCAACAGGATGTTCTTCAGACACTGGTTCATCGACATCAGAGGTATCGACATCATAATTTTCTTCAGCAAGTTCATCAACTTCTTCAGGATGAACTTCAGCGGATTCTGGTTCAAAGTCTTTCGGCTCCTCGTCCCAGTCTATTTCAATGTCAATATCATTATCATCAAGAGACTCTTCAGGAACTTTAACGGTTCCTTCAAGACGATCCCACTGTTCATCGACTTGCTCCATGAGCTCATCGTCGTCAAGATCCCAGTTCTCTTCAGCAAGCTCCTGAACGAAATAATCCAGACGCTTCAGAACCGCTGCAGCGTGCTTACATAACCAGTATTTACGGTCGGGGTCACGAATATTCGGCGGAGAAGCCGTTCCATAAGGCTGGCCAAGCATAAATGAATTTGAGGAGGCATGGAATTCGGGACCGTTGTACCTCCAGAATTTACAATCACATGATAAAGCAACTTCGTCGATTTCCGACAAAGAAGCTTTCACATCCTTCGGACCGTTCCCAGCATCAACTGAAAAAGAAAAAACGTGACTCTTCTTATCGTAAGAAACAAGAGATACGTCACATTTCTTCGAATTACGATCAATTTTATCAGGAATTCTCGATTTAAGATCTTCTGGCTTCAGCGCAAGTCGAAGTTTTAGAAGAATCGGAGTCGATATGGATGAATGGCGAGGTTTCTCTTTTGATCTATACGGGTAATCAAAATACTGAGTCGTATCAATATCCGACAGGTAACTCGTGTCGGTCGGAGCTTGAATATTTTCGTCGAAATTATACTCTTGGTGATGCGTTAAATTATCGGCACCATCAACTTCGAAAATAGAACCAGGTTCAGAACTCGGAACCGTTGGCTCGTTATCGTCATTTTTAAAAGTCTGGTAACTAAAGAGATCACCTTCCGGAGTGTCACCTGTGGGAGTTGCACCATCAGCGTAATGATGTGAGGCTATCTTTGCAGCTACAGAAGAAGTGATAGAATCGAGTTGGACCGGTATGAGGAATAATTGTTTCAGGTGATCTGGAATAGCTGCTGCGAAGCTAATGATATCGGGAAATACATCTTGACATTGAAATGAATATAAAGCAGCGTCTGAGAGGACAAAACCATGCGGAATATTGGCTGGTCTTGCCATTTATTTACCTATCCTACGCGGAATACGCATACGGACTTCTTCAAGCACGCGCTCGAGCTCATCGACTTTCTCAGGTCGAAGAAGCTGACGCTGTTCTTCATAGTCAACCTTATTAACGGCCATAGACACCGCACCAAGAGCCTTCTCTAGTTTAAGAAGAGTCTCAGGAACGGCAAAGATCACATCCCCCGCAACGGCATAAAAATGATCTTTTTGTGGAGAACCGTTAACAAGATCTAATACCCGAACCACATAACTTTTAAGCTCATCGCAACGCAAACGAGCGTCACTGAGCTCTTCTTGAATATAAATCGTGGCCCCGGCAGTTCTATGGAGTACCATGTTACCCCGGGGGCCCTCATCAAAGTTCGACGGAGTCAGCCACCAAACTGCTTCGGGAAAGTCTGCTCGAGCATCTTTCTCATTTGGTCGCCTTCAGCAGCATACAGGGCCTCCAAGAACTGAGGAGTCGCCCCGTACGCTTCAACTGCAGCCATACGATCCTTAAGCTTGCCCTGGAATATCCAATCAGAAGGAAAATCAGGGTCAATTCTACGCGCCATGCGGATCTTCGGAGGAAGGCTCGTATCGATTTTCCGAGCTTTCTCCAGAGCTGCTTTCGGGTCTGCTTTAGTAGTTACCTTGGCAGATTCATTGCGGATGTTACTAGTATCAGTAACACTAACACCGTCAGATGACGAGGCTTTCGAATGGCGAACTTTCCCAACAACCTCCCCACCGTCATCCTGAGAGGCCCGAACATTTCGATCGACCTGACTCACATTCGTCTTAATAGTAACGCCTTCAGTGGTCGACTCACGACTGAAGATTTCGGGCTTACCGAGACCACGATTCTCAATATCCTTAGCCATACCACTTGCACGACTGTCGAGTACATTATCTACCTTTAGAGTAGCGGGAGACCTGACTCTCCCAATAGTAACGGCATCTTGTTCTTCATGTTCACTGTTATCAACACGCATACCAGCAGTCGACGCACGGCGGTTATTTTTAGACTCCAATACCTGAGGACGAGCCCGAGGGTTATTCGTAGAATCAGGACGTCGATCAGAAACGTTAAGGACGGTTTCTTCATCCAATGAATCCGTATCGAGCGGTCTATGGTCTCCGCGTTGAACTCGAGAAAGATCTCGGTTTATCGTCTGAGATTTTGCAATGTCTCGACTTGGCTGAACGGTAGCCACCTGACCGGTTCCGGTGCCGTCGGAATCAGTTGTAACCCACCCGTTCTTAATCGCACCGCGAAGTTGTGGTGAATGGATCTCTGAACCAGCATACTTCAAAAGCTGACCGTCATACTCAAATTCATCACCCTCTTGAATATCTATCGGGATAGATTTGGGGTCCGCTGCACCAACCCTGATTTTCATCAGAGCGTAAAACTTATGATAGGTACCACGTTGCCATTTAAAATTTGCGAAGTACATGTATCAGTCTCCTTCATTTATATTATACTAAGAAGATGAGTCGTCTGTTATTAAAAGATTAACGATGGTCACCAATAGTGGGCCTCTAGTGATAAAGTAATATCATGGCATTCATAGGAATTCATGTTCCGGAAGACGTTTCGAATAGTTTATCTATGGTGGAAACACCTGGAAAACAGGCAGAACCGGAAGAAATGCATGTTACTCTAATATATCTCGGAAAAAACGCACCATTATCTAACATAATAAAGGCATTCGCGGTTCTAGCATCTTTCGCTCAAAAAAGGAAGCCATTTTTGATCGGATGTGCGGTAAGAACATGTTTCCCCGAAAACCCAGATGACGGAACTCCGATAATAGCGAGAGTTCAGTCTCTAAGTCTTGCAAAGCTGAGATCTGAATTAATGGTAGAGATGAATATGGCCGGTGTTCAGTATATTGATAAATACCCGGAATTCAAACCACATATAACACTTTCCTATTCAGATGAACCGTGTGAAGACTTAGGGTTCAATCCTATAGTATGGAAAGTCAACGCACTAACTATCTGGGGTGGAGAGAGTATGAAAGATAGAGTTGTAGCTTCAGTGGAACTAGAAGGCTGATCAAGCATATAAAGCTCTAACCAAGCATTATTTCAGCTATACATGCCATACCTTCAAGATATACCTTATCAGCCCCGGAAACTTCACGAGAAAATCTGCGCATGAGCTCAGCCGTTCCATATCGGATGACTTGACGCTGAAACTTTCGGATAGAAGCACCGGGTATTTCTCGAGCATACCGGTAACAAAGTTCAGCGTCATTTGAACGTAAAACGATGTTGGCAAGACGAGCGAGATCTATATTCCTACTACGCCATTGCCTGGCGAAATAGAATGCGGCCCAGCCGTGGTATTCACCAGTCCAGGAGTAACGTGAGTCTACCCACCGACTGTTGAGTCCAGTCCAACCGATTAATAATTCTTGATATCTTCGCTCGAGCCTCTTAGTGAGTCTCGGCCTACTCTTCATGCACACAAATCACCTCATTGCAAGGTCATATTCTCCTCTTTGCAATGAGATTGTGCGAGAGCATGATCAAATTAAACCATACTTTATGTATCACGTCAAGAATAAACTCAGGGAGCCGGAGGTTGGTAACGACCACCAACGGACAAAGGACTACCTCCGCCACAACTTCCTGACCAAGCAATAAGTTCAGAGCCTGTCCAGGCAGTAGCAGACGAATCAACAAGCGTTGAGGGTGGAGCGGAAGTGTCAGTAAGCATTAAATCTGTAACGCGGTCATAAAACGAAACGGTAGTTATACCAGGGCATGATCCTGTGGACTTAAGAAAGAAAATACGACGTCCATCATCAGCATTCCTACTTGGAACAAAACTTGGGACGCCAGAAGGAACTGGATTAGCGGAAAATGTATCGGTAGAAACAGTGTATTTCAGTGCGTCTTTAGAGAAACCACCCCATATATCGATGTTACCAGAGTCATCAATGAAAGCATTCGTATATCCGGTAGTCGGAAGTGATGAATTGATATTCTTACATCCGGAGAGCGAACAAGAGGCATCAGTCCACGAACGAGCAACCGGGTCGAACACGGAACCATCTGCCAAATAACCAGTCAAATCTTGACCACCAAAAACGAAGAGCTTCTCCGTAGACGGAATTGATACCATCGCGAAATCAGATCGGGCCTGAGGAGCCGTACCGGATGTTGCCACGAAAGAAAAGAAATCGGTTCCTCCAGCACTAGCAAACTCAAGCGTACCGATCAGAGTTCCACTCGAATCAGTGAAACCGCCGAATACATAAATACCACCGGTATAAGTGGTTACAGCTTTATGTCCATATCGGGCGTTCTTGAGCGGAGACGACTTCCCCCAAGTGTCACGAGATGGATCGTATACGTAAACCGCACTAGTTGGATTAGAACTAGAGTCAAGACCACCAATGGTCGTGAAGAGTTTTTCAGAAAAAACAGCAGCATGTCCAGTTGTCGGAGGAGGCGCACCGACAATAGAAAGCGACTGCCAAGCAGGTGTCGGAACGCCACTGATGCATGTTCGTCCATGAACGGCTTTATAACCACATGCACCGCAGTTCATCGGATCAGTATTGAGATCCACACAAGACCCGCCGCAAACAGTATCGGTACACGAACCGACTGGACCGGAGTCAGACCCGGAGTCGATACCGGAGTCAGACCCGGGATTACCGACGGAACCTGAGTCAACGATAGGATCAGAACCGGAGTCCACAGTCGAACCAAAACCTGAGTCAGTACCTGAATTCACACCAGAGTCATGACCATTCATTTGACCATCAGAGTCGTTATTCACGTCAAAAGATGAGAGTTCGTCAACATTAACATTGGCATCGACACAGTTTCCAGCACTACACGTTTGAGTGTCTGTACATTCAGAAATTTTTCCAATACATAGGTCATCGAAAAGAAGTGGCAAGAGGAGTGCCTCACCGGATCGATATCCGCTAATCGCTCGCACACGAGCAATTTCAATACCAGATGAATCGAGTGCAGTTGCCGTAATCTCATAAACACGAGTCACATCGTCATTTTGAGGAACGAGAGAAAACTGCAGAGGCCAACGATATTTATCCGAGTCGATGATCATCTTCCGATCAAAACGGTTCTCCCACTCCGTGTTCTTACCGTGACCAGAACGAACGCGAATTTCTACACTTTGTGTTTGTGTACGAGTATCTAGTTGCGCATCGATTTGTACCATAACCTGAGTAGAAGAGGTGTTTTTAACGGAACATGCAATGATGAAAAATGAAAGAATAAATGTGAATACTTGAAAAATCATTCGGCCCTCGACAAAGTCATAATTTCCACACCAGTCCTACTATCCAGTGGAGAAGATTTACTGACGCCACCAGAAGATGCAGCGATCGCAACCACGACGCCGGTTACAACAACTGCTCCAATTCCAGTCCAAAACCACCATCGGGAAGTGATCGGTTTACCATCTTTAAAATTAATCGGTTCAGTAATCGGTTCAGTTACATGCGATTGAGTTTTCCGTGCAGTCTCTTCTGGCGTCGGAACAACCGGCGTACTGGCTAAAACTGGTTGCTGTGTAACAACTGAAGACTCACGTTCAGATTTAGCAGCTTCGAGTGCATGAATCCTACCTTCAACTTCCATGCGGTTATCGGATTCTGGAACTTGAGATAGGTATGCTCGGAACGCCCAAAGGGCTTTATCATCATGACGCAAACGGTCATGAGCAAGACCAAGGTTATAAAATAGTGTGGGGCGTCCAGAAAGGTCGTACGCTTCTTGCCAGCGTGAGAGTGCAGCGTCATACCTGCCGCCATCGAACGCTTCACGTCCAGCCTGAAACAGAGCCTTCGCCTCTGCGTCTCGAGTCCCGTCTGCGTGGACTGAAGAAGCAACCATGGTTAAAATGGCAAACAAAATGTACGGAATTTTTTCCATATAGGTTATACTTCAGGTTTTTGATAATTTACGAGTCATCTCTCACGAGGCTTCACGACTGGACTGACAGTGATTTCAACCTTCTTACCGCGAACCACTTCAAAGAGCTCTCGATCAAAAGGCGCACCAGCGTAATATCCCTCCGGGACGATCCAATGTGGATGCTTGGCACAAGAACCGTCCTTGCAACGGACGATTTCTTTCATCTTAAAAGGGTCGTATCCAGACCCCGGAACTCGAAAGTCCTCGGGGTTATTCGGGTCTATGATGGCACTGAAAGAAGTTCGGTGATAATATAGATCACCGAACTCAAGACCGATGAGTGGTAAACGAAGCACGTAAGCCGAATCATGTTCGAAATCCGTGGTCCCCTCGAGAAGGTAAGACTTCAAAAGATATCGACTCTGATTTTCAAATTTCTGAATGTTGGCTTCACCGAAGGTGAGCCACTCAACTCTAGTATTCCAGTCTAAATGAATTGTAACTGTTGTCACACAAGTTTTCGATCGACGAGTGATTTTTCGAAAATCAACACGGTCAATCTTTACCTTTGAAAGTTTTTCCCTCTCTTCAATTTGATAGGCTTCGAGGGCAGAATAAATATTTCGCATACATGCAGTACAAGACTCCTGCAGTGATTTACGAAATCGTAGTTGGTTGATAAATTGTATTTATGAATGTTCCCGAAATTCCAAAAGAAAGCTCCATCGGAAAAACCGACAGAACAGGCCAGCGAAGAAGACTACGAGTTATTCCATACACTGTGTACCGTTTGGTCAGATTGTACGTACGCCCAACAGTATGCAGATGACCAGGACCGTAGTGTCGCACCACTTGCAGCTCGCGAAATACGAAAAGCTATTGAAGAATCCATATATGCTGATATGGAAATAGGACTAGATCATATAGAATTACTCAGACGAATTGAATCATCTGAGCCCATCTAGATCACCACGCAAAAACGCCTTTACGGTTATTTGACGTCCAGTCCGATGGTCGGTAACCTGATCTCGTTGTACGGCTATAGTGCGAATTTTATCGCCTCGCATACCTGAACCTACCTGATCTTTTCGATCTTGAGCTCGACCGTCAAAAGCCGCCGACTTGATTCGCTCCTGAAGTCTGGACCGAAGAATTTGTAAAGCTTCTTCTTTATTTTGATGTTGCGAACGTTCTGATTCACAACGAACCATAAGACCAGTAGGTAAATATGTCGCCTGAACAGCCGACTCAGTTTTATTCCGGTGTTGTCCGCCCGCCCCGGAGCCTCTACAAGTCTTAATTTCCACGTCTCGCATATCGAGCCGCATCTGTTGTTCCGTGACTTCCGGAAGTACGGCAACAGTCACCGTGGACGTATGGATTCGACCCCGCTTTTCATTTGGGGGCTGGCGCTGCCAACGGTGGCCACCTGATTCTCGAGAAAAGAGCTGGGCAACGTCTTTACCGCTTGCACGGAAGACAAGGATGCCGGGGCGCTCATCTAAAATAGATAGGTCAAAGAAACCTCCGAGCTCCCATCCGGCAATAAACCGCGAATTGTTCTAGAACCAGGGATTTGGCGTCGTCGCCACCCTCTGCGCCGCGTATCTCAACTATGACAGTAGACATATTTGACTCCTTCCTAACAATTATACATCTGGATAGTATTCATCTATGTTTATCCACTCCGATTTCATTCGTCTAAAGTTGGATAATTTCGATTGGAGGGCCTTCAACGTCCGACCCAGTCTCGCCGTTGATGATGAGTCCGTCGAACCCGAGATTTTTGAGGATTGGAAGAAGACCCTCGATAAGAGTCGAGATATCGTCCGCCATTTCGGATTCGACACCAGAGGTTTCGTAGATGAAATTCAGATGGTCTTCATTGTCGAGGTCAAGAAGAGCGACCTTCGAGAACGAAGGAAAGTCATACTCCTGGACTTCATTGTCCGGGTAGATGGAACGATATAATTCCGCGCCCTCCGGAGATACGTGATAATATGAACCTGCCGGACCAACCCTATAGATTTTCCCGTTCCATTGAGCATCTTCGTAGTCTTTGAGAGACTTCTTTATATATGAAGGTGGATTCTTCAAGTACATGGACTTCGGAACAGTCTTATCGGAAGCAATTCTTTTTGCTATATTGTTAATGTCTATAGTCACATTCTTTTTACATTAATAATACTTTATAATTATGCAATCTGGATGATATTCATCTATGTTTATCCACTCCGATTCGGGGACAGGATTTTTCGACAGGACATTCCCTCCGGGAGGCCTTGATGACAGCGAGGTCGTCAGGACTGGAACCGACAGAGCACCTAATCTTCTCGAGAACTCGTGAAATTTGGCGACGTTCCATGGTTTTAAATAAAAACTACATAGAGTTGTTAACTTCAGTATACATCCGTAAATTTACTGAGTTTTATTGTAAAATTGGATATGGGTTTATCAGAAAAACTAAATCATATTCGAGAGTTGAAATCAAAAGGTTCTGGATTTGAAGTTCAGGCCATGTATGAAGTCCTGAATCTTGAAAAGACTTCGATCCTTTGGAAGAAGGGTGATATCAAGAGATTTGAGGATGTTTTGAGGGATGAATCAGGGGTTTGCACCCCTTCGAGACTAAATTCCTTCAGGAAGGCGACCGAATATTTCGAACGTCAAACTATCGAGAACCTCGGGGTAGCATGCGTTTGTTTGCTAGCAAACCAAAATGCCAAGACTCGAGAAAGGCTCTTGCCTCACGCCCTAGGATTCCGTAAGAAATTCGGGGTAGAGCCGACTTATCAGTATTTTTCGCGATTTTTGCGAAAACCGGACACAGGTCCAACCAGAAAAGAGCTTCTGGACTATATCGATAACCTAAAGCAAGAAATCAGGGAGCTTGGTGGAAGGGTCCCGGTAATGCGACGTGGTGGCTCAAAAAAAGTAAATTAGATAACGAATAATTGACATATCAAATCTATGGATTGTGAGGAAACATGAATAAGAATGATTTCAAATTTTTGCTAAAACTAAACCAAGATATCGATCACGGATGCCAGATTCTTCGAGTGAACCGAGATATCTTCCTACCACAACTTCAACTAATTTTTGAAGCGGCTAGTTTTGGAATGGAGCGCTCTCCTGATCAAAAGACTGAAAAAGTCGCGAAAGGAAAGGTACCGAAATCCAAGTCAAAACCAGAGACTGGAAAGACTGGCGCAACAGAACGTGCGGGCTTAGTAATTGCCGCTGTGGAAAAGATTTTGGCCAAAACTGAGTCGATGCGTTTGGTCGATATAATGAACCACTCGAACGTATTTCCGTTAGTAAAGGATTTGAAAAAGCCTCTATCTTCCGTTTGGACAACTCTAAACGACAGCACTACTATCGTCAAAGTGAAAGACAAGACAGGTTTTTACAAACTGAAGAAATAAATAAGATTCGTGAGTTCCCAACACTCTTCTAAAGAATAATCAAGAGCCTTCAAAACGGATGAATTTTTAGAGCCGCCATTTAATTTAAGAGCTTCCCAAACACGCGAACGAATATTTCCACGAAGTCTATACTCCGGGTCTGCATGATATTTAGATTTAAAGGATGCACGGCGTTCATCTCGTTCTACTGCATAGCGTTCTCTCCATAATCGATTCCTACGAGCTTTATTCTCAGGCTTTTGCTTGTAAGCTTTAGAACGAGCCTTGAAATATGCAGCGTTGGCGAGGTATGTATCTTTACCTCGCTTTTTTGACATGACGACTCGTTCAGGCTTCGAAGAATAAGCTTTATTCTGAGCCTTGATCAGCGGCTGAGTCGTAGGATCATGGTAACGCTTCTTCCGGCTCTCTCGAGCATCTTTCCGCTCGCATTCAATGCATTTAGGCGGATAATACTTCCCCTTCATAAGTCGGAATTTTGAGAGTTCCGACTCTCCACATCCAGGACATGGCTTCTTCATGTCCGAAAATACATCGAAAGTCAAATACTTTTCGACCCCAGCCACCGCAAGAGCGACTAGGGTCGAAAAGGAACCAGGGTTCTAGCTAATTCAGCGTGTCACAATGAGACGCACGAGACCACGCGGGTTGTACGCGCCGATACCAAGATTCTCAAACATAGAGAACCCTATCGTACGTTCTTCCGGGTTATCCGCCGAGAGAACCGTGAGCTCTGTACGGACCGGAATACGGCCGAAGTGCTCGGGTTCGCAGCAGATGTAGACAACGCCCTTCGGAACGAGACGGCTGACGATGAACTGAGCATTCCAGCCCGTGCTCATCATACCGGTCTTCCACAGCGTCGCCTGCGACTCGATATCCAACACGTCGCGACCGAACTTGCGGATATCCGCGTAGTCCGTTGCGTTCATGTAGACGCGAGCAACACGGAGGTCGTGCGCTTCGATCTCGGCAAACGCGTCCGCGAGGACGGCAGGCGAGATAGGAGCCACCACCGGGATGTCTGGGTTCGTTCCGCCCGGAAGCGAATCGAAACCATTCACCGCGATCGCGTCCATGATGCTGAAGACGCGATCGTCTTCGGCAGCCTGAACCTGCGCCTTACCAAGGTCCTGCATACGCTTCAGGAGGTCATAACGACGCTCCTTGATCTGCGTCAGCGGTGCCTTGGGGAGAGCTGCGATCTCGAAGAGCGGGAAAATCACGCGACGTGGCTTCGCCACGGCGGTAATTGACTCGCCTTCTTCACCAATGACGTATGCAACGACATCGGGGTCCTTGTCGTAGATCGGAATCGCGCCATCGGGGAGCTGCTCGACCAAGAAGGTCTTACGACCAACGGACGAGTAGTCTCTACGCTCGCGCAACGGCTGGATCATCGATGCCGCGAGTCTGCGGCGACCGGCTGAAGAGCCGATGTACTGGTCGATGAGCTTCTCTTTGACAGTATTGTCAACAACTTTAACGTCAAACGGATTCATGATGAATGTCCTTTCTTGTTCCAGCTCAGAAGTTGAGCTCGAGGAACATCTCCGCGCTTGACGCGTCGGGGGGTGAAAGAACGATTCCCATGCGGGTCACGTCCGGCTCAATAGCGACGCCTGCGGCACCGCTACCCGAAGTTGTGGCATTGATCCACTGCGTCTCGTACGAATCCTGCCAACGATTGGTCAGAAGTCCGTTTACCGACCCGTAGACTCGATCGCCCACTGAGTACGCAACCGCAGTACCAACCACACCACCACCAACGATGGTCTGGACCTGCGTCTCGTAGAGCTTCACACCGCCTGAGCCACCGCGCAGGAACGGACCCTTGCCCGAAGCCGGTCCGGGTGTGTTCTCAAACGCGTTACCAGCCGAATCGTTGATGAAGAGCCCGAGGGGACGGGTCTTTGCAACGAAAGCAGATGAAACGAGTGCGGCACCGCCGATTGTATTGGGCCCGATATCAGGCCGGGTGAACGCCACTGAACCACCGAGAACGCCCTTTTTGACGTTCACAGGGATAGTGGTGCTTTTTGCCGAGGGCGTTGTTACGACGCTCGGATTGCTCTGCGTGAATCCGTCTGCCGCCAAGCTCGAAATCGAGTCCTTGATCAGCGAGTACAGGATTCGCAGGGCAGAAGTACTCAAGCGAAAATCGCCCGAGGCTTGACCGCCAATTGATCCCATGATAACTATATCCTTCTGTTGACTTAAGGTTTCTACGTATCTTCTGGTCTGTCTTAAAACGTAACTTCAGTTCGGTTAACCGCGAAGTTGTCCGTTTCTCGTCTTTCCTTCAGAGCGTATTACCTTAAGATCTACGAGTGGTGCCTGTCTACGTATTATATATGTATCAGTTATCGAGTTAAGACCCTTGCAGTATCAAAACTCGACAAATATCACGGTCTCTCCCAAAGATTCTCGAGGACTGTGTCCACCGAGGCCTTCGCCGTATTCTTAACGGCACCAAGCTTCTTAGCTCCACCATTCGATGAAGCTACGCGACCGAAGCCACTCTCACGAGCAGCTGCTTCACGACCAGAAGCCTGAATCTCACGCTGAGCCTGAACTTCAGGATCATCAGCAAAGAGACTATCAAGGGCGTCAGACGCGACCTTCGGATCGGGAGAATCGTCGCCGTCATCAAACGAAATGTCTGAAGCCATCATGGGCATCGCAGCGGGAGCTGCGGGTACACCACTAAAGAGAGCCGACAGGTCGTCACCATCAGCGGCCGGAGCGGCCGGAGGACATGGGGCACAAGCCTCGCCACCTTCACTATTCAGCATGGAATCAAGCATGGCCATCTCTTCGGCAGAGAGACCATGAGCCTCTTGCTGCTCCTGAGAGGTCGTACCTTCCTCTTCCTCTTCCTCTTGCTGTTCCTGCTGAGCCTGTTGTTCCTGCTGAGCCTGTTGCTCCTGCTGAGCCTGTTGCTCCTGCTGAGAGGTCTTACCCTGCTGTTCTTCCTGCTGTTCCTGCTCCTGCTCCTGCTGAGAGGTCTTACCCTGCTGTTCTTCCTGCTGTTCCTGCTCCTGAGCAAGGCGAGAAGACGCGATAGTACGGATAATGGACTTGAGCGTCGGATCATCAACCGACATCATGATCGATCCGAGTTGTTCAACAGACTTGGCAGTAGCAGTCGCACCAAGCATACGAGCCGCGAGCTTTGTGCACGCGAGAGCACGCTTAAACTTCGACTGTTTGGGAAGAGAATTCGGCGAGACAGCGTCAAGACGCTTTAACATCGCGACAATTGACTTATCAGGCAAAGCCATCAAATCAATGGTAGCACCTTCAATGAGCTTATCGTCGGCAGTGCGAAGAGTCGCACGAGCAAGACGCTCACAAGCCATAGCACGACGCTCAGCGGCAGTCTTGGCATTATCATACTTGCCCTTACCGTTCCATTGGTCCGAGTCCTTATGCTTCCACGTATCTTCACGGAATTCGCCGAATCCGACTTCATTCCGCTTGACGTGATCGCCATCATACTCGCCCTTAACGGACATCTTGTCCGCTGGGACAGGAGTTTCCGCCCAAGAATCGGGATCACCATTCTCATAGTCGACAGGCGACGGCTGAGGATGTTCCTGATTCATTGTGTAAATGTCAGCTTTACGCGAAGTCGCCGCCTGACGCGGGGTCTCGCTAGTTTTGCCTTGCCAGGTGGATCGAGCTCGCATATTCAAGTGCCTCCTACGAAACGTCTTTTATGAGAAATTTAAATGTTAGAGACGGAAGCAATCCGTCCCTTCCAAATCAAAAAGTTTTCTTCATTCGAAGAGAGATCTCGACCTAGCCTAAGTTTGCAGGCTGCAAGAAAAGATGTCTCACTTGGGAAGTTCAGCATCGGTCCAACTTTCATCGCAGTCTTGTAAAGGTGCGATGAATAATTGCGTCCATAGACGCGATCCTCAATCCATGAAAGGACTATCAAATCCTTTGGAGTCATTTTAGACGCCCGAACGGCTTTTATACCACCTTCATGAACGATTCGATACGCCTTTGAAGACCACTTATGAAGAAGTGGAACTTTAGGATATAACTTTTGAACTCTACGATCGAATTCATTAGAAGAACGAACAAAGTTATCATTACCTTCGAGAACACTTGGAGCAGGGGCGACAGTTCCAACGTCTTCAGGTTTCGGCTCGAGCTTTTCACCGAGTTTATCAACCATGATTGATAAAAGTTGCTCTTGAGCTTTCTCAAGCATCTCATCAATCTTATCGGATTTGGGTCCGGCAGGTTCAGATGGATCCTGGCCACCCTGATCCTGGCCACCCTGATCCTGGCCACCCTGATCCTGGCCACCCTGATCAAGACCTTGATCTTGATCGCCTTGATCAAAAAGTTGACTAAGATCCTGGTCCTGACCACCCTGATCTTGTTGAGCAGTGCGCGAAGAAGCTGCTTTCTTTATACCATCCGGTAACGGAACGTCAGTACGAATTTTATAAACCTTCTCGGCTTCTTCAAGACGTGCAGCAATTTGCGTGCTATCCGGGTTCAGAATATTTCGACGAACAGCACCACGGAAAGCAGGGTTTCTAACCCACGATGCTTCGATAAACTGATTCGAATTTGGTATAGACGCGTGTCCAATTAACTCAGCTACCGGGTGTTCAATACCCTGCTCGTCGGAAAATTTATTTCCTTTACCAACATAAAGAACACAAGGACAAAGTTGAGAATCGTCTGCAGCAACATTTCCGCAGCAAGTGCAGATAGTGAAAAGAGATATACAATTAGAAACTCCAACGCCGTTTACAACATATGAATGATCCACATCAACTTGAAGATCATATACAAATCCATTTAATTTCGAATTTTCAATATTCTTGACGACAGAGTATACATGGCCTTTGGAAATCCAACGATCACAATTCCCGGAATTTCTTTTTTCGAAAGAGGTACCGGATTTTCTGATTTTCTCCGACGGAATGATGAAGGAACCAGAGTTTCTAATCCGAATCTGGTGATCAATACCAGAAGAATTCGGAAGCATCTTTGTCCCTTTCCTCGGGATCGAAGATAATGTTCCGATGAGACCACAGCGGTTCAGAATAGTAAGAAACTGAGTTGCGAGACCCTTGTTACGAGTAGATATGAAAACTTGTTTCGTTCCACGTTTGGTCGAACTAATACACCCATCAGAGTCTATGACACCCGAAAGAAATGCAAGTTGATGTTTTTTCGGCCACAAAAGAACATCTCGTTCAAGGCATTTATCAAGAGCTCGTCGACCCGTAACATGACGATCAACCAAACCACGAACGGCTCTTGATGAACTAACGAGGTAGTTGGCTCCTCTACGCGTCGAACGCGAAACAGTTTTCGGAATAGAGCCGCCGACTGCTATTCTCATTTCCTTGGCAAGCCAAGAAATGCGATTTATTTCGGATTCAACGAAGTTCGTTATTGATGCGTGTTCTTCCGAAGCATCAAGGCAGAAACCAACACCAACGGTTGAGTCGTGTTTATTTTCGAATTTCCAACCATCTCCAACCCAAAGACCAAGGAGCCGAGCTTCCGATTCCGTGCAAGAAGGGACCACTTCGCCCTTCAAAATCGGAGTAGCAACAATATCTCCAATTTCAAGGCATCCGGCTTCACGATATTCAAAACCGTAAGCTTCCGGACGAAGACGCTTCTTACCACGTCGTACATCATATTGCACGATATCGCGAGGGACAGCATAAAATTTATGATTATTTGTCGCATGGATCGAGGGAAGTCCTACCACCTTCACACGACGCATAGACCAACGGTTTTCCCTGATCTGAAGATTATCGACTCGACAGATATTTCCCTTTTGGGAAATGACTTCCATATCAGGGCGAATCTCTTCAATAGGGAGAGTAGTCCCATCTGCCATTAGAACGGGCGTACCCGCTTCAAAGCAGCCCATGGACATCGCGTTAATATCACCGGACACGATATCCGTAACAAGCTGACGGTGCTTACGATCAGTAGCAACCAGTATGTCAATATAAGCTGATTTCCCGAGGTCTCGGGCGATGGCGTCAACAATGAAGCCTTTTGATAAATCCGGAAGCTGGATATGCTCGAGATAGTTATGAGCTCCGATGAACGTTCGGTATGTAGAAAGAAGAAGCGAACGTTCCCAAGCATCGCCGTTATTATTAATAATCTCGTGACATTCCGGTTTAATACGGAAATCAGGCCAACGAACATCAATCTGAACGCCCTGAGTCATACTGCGTCCGGTCTTCACACCCTTGGGGGTGTATGTATCGACGGACGCGACAATCGTGGCATGTGATAGAAGATATTGCTTCGGATCGCATTTACGAAGAACGGTCTTAGCCACACGGTGTATATGATCACGTGGAACCGCACCTTCGTTTTGATTACGAAGAGTTTCCATCCAGTCATCAAATTCGATTCCAGGTCTCGAGACAATAGCTTTAGCTGTGCGTCTAAATGACATTGCAACCGGAGAATTTAAAGCAAGTCTAAAATCAAATGGGTCGTAAATTAACTATACTGGACCGTACCCGCTATATGAGCGATAAAGTAGCAGATCTACTCCGACATGTCAGCACCTCAAAGGTGGAAATAATGTTGTCGGAGCAGAATGTGGTTTCCGGAATCCCGGACTCCGGTTTTTGGCCAAGGGTTACTATCAGTATCCCGGGCAAATTCAGGACATTTCCACTTACCTACTATAAACAGCAAACTAAACAAACAAGTAGTATACTCAGTGAACTCGAAGTAGAAATTCTCATATTGGTTAGTGGGGGCTCAAAAACCGATGTAAACCATTATGGACGTAAAAGGGAACTAAGAGGTGCTGCTGCCAGAATACAGGGTGTCATTAATAGAGCCATTCTAAAGGCATCAACGAAAGACCCGATGGCCACTAGACATGCAGCTGCATCCCGTCGATATAGAAAGAATAAATTCTTGCAAAAGTTCAAAGACTTCTGCAAGACGAACGGTTACGGAGTCGAATATGAAGACATCAGACCATCGGAACTTGGAAAAGTCTGGGATGACGTCCGACGAACGAAGCTAGCCGAGTCCGTGATGGACAGCTAATTATTTTGCGGACGCCATTCTCATTCGCTTGATAACCGGCAAAAGAGCTGTTCTGAGTCTCGGACTCGAATGAGCAAGTCGGATCAATACCGGGAGAGCAGAAGAAATGGATGAAGTTTTGTGATGTTTGAGAATATCATAAATTTCTCTCATCATAACTTGGACTTCAGTCTTCGGATCCAGGACATCATATACTTCTTGCATCAGGGACTGGGTTTCATCTGAAGGCGTTTTTTTAGTTTCAACCTTAGGTTCAGTCTGCTTCGAGAGACCCTCGGCACCCTTCAAAACAGACTTGATCCCGCCTTCAGAAGGTTCTTCCTCGAGATCGTCGAGCTCAACAAGAAATTGTTCCAATTCTTTAAGGTGAGGAACGTCTTTATCTTCGCCTTCACCAGCGACTCGAGCCGAAGCGCTCTTCGCGCTCTTCGCGCTCTTCATCTTCTTAACGATCTCGCGAAGTTTTTCTTTTTCTTCAGCGGCTTCATCGTCAAAGAACTTCACAAATTCAGCCGACGCAGGATCGAGATCACCTGATTTGATTTTCTCAAGAGCCTTCTTCAAGGTATCCTGAAGCTTCTTCAGAACCGGGGCAGCCGACTCGAAATCTGAGTCAAAAGACTTCGGTTTCGGATCTGGATTTTCAGCCGCATATTGAAGAGTAGCCTTCTCGAGCTCGTATCCGAGAATTGGGTTGCTACTGGAAACGCGGCTAGCGATCTCCATTAATTTTGCGATATGCTGGTTCATAGTCAAATACCCAATTCTGTATTCGCTCGAGTTAGATCGGAGATCCACTCTGCAAGAATTTCTGGAATTTCCGTGTCCTTGGTTTTCTCAAAACGTGCAAGTGCACGATTTCCAGCGTATGAATGAGGGATACCGAGATCCGGATAATCGATCGTTTCATCAATCGGTTTTCCGTTAAGGGTCCAAACCTCTTTCTCGGTACCACCACCAGAATCAATCAATCCATGGCCTACAAGCTCTCCAAGAGAGGTGTCGGCAACGACATGAAAACTACCATAACTACGTTTATCACCAGTTTCGTAAACAAATTCTTTAACAGTCACAGGGGCTATGGCAGCTATGATTTTCTTCAAATCACGCGCCACAAGTGCGCGATCCGGATTCCGAGATTTATTGATTGCTGATGCAATCCGACGAAGAGTCTTGGAAAGTTCCGACGGTTCCATTAGTGAAGATCCTTAGGATGAATCACAAAGCTACAATCTTGGCATTGCAAGACTTTTTTACCCGCACGATAGACACGTGGCTTAAGTAAGCCTTTGCACCGAGGACAGGACACCTTCCCAGAAGATTTCTCTTGTTGGGTTACTTTGTACCGACGCTTGTTATTCTTCCAGTAAATTGCAACTCGACGGCCGAGTTCATATAGATTCGAGACCGTCAGTCGAACGGCTTCTTGCCCATACTCAGGACCGAAGGTAGAAGACATACGGAAATATGTCTCGACCTCGTCCATACCACAGTGCCACGCTTCACAGGCTGCTCTCCATAAAGGAAGAGTCCTATCTTCATAAGCGTCGACAGCGCGACTGGCGAGTGACTTACGGAATTTCTCATCAGCCTTCTGAACCGGCTTCGAATTAATATTCCGAGCACCTTCCCAGGTTGAATAACTCTGGTCAGCTTGTGACGGAGCGAAGTACTCAGAAGTATCTCTGATTAACTCCGAAGCTGTCTCGAGCTCTGCACCCCAAGGCCATTGGACCTGAACTTTCCCGGTGTCCACGTTCGAATAGAGAACTCGACCAATATAGGGACTCATAACGAAGTCGCGCAACCCAGCCTTGCGCACGACATCGCCGGTATTAAAATCCCTAGCAATCAGTTGGTCATCTACGAACGCAGTCCGGTGCATCTGGGTCTCCCTGGTGCCTCAGCCAGCAAACCAAGCTCAAGGAGCCCAGGTCTTACCAGCGGACGCGGTACGGGGAGCTTCAGAACCCTGCTTGGTGCTCTTACCGGCAGGACCCTTCGTCCAAGAAGGTTGCTTCTTGGTCGGTTCGGCCCATTCCGATAGATCACGGACCTGATGTTCCTTACGATCGGTCACCGTTGTGGTGCGGTCCTGATCGTAGTTGTCGATCCCATCAGCATTGAAAGACTTCTCAGTCTTATGCATGTATGGCTCGTCCGAATCCGACTGGATCACCTTATTCGGGTTGTCGAACGTATCCATATACTTCTCATCGGAGTCCTTCTGAAGAACCTTCGCGACCTTCGTCGCGTGGCGCTTCAGGGCATCATTACCGAACGCTGCGACCTGAAAACGGTCAGCAAACGTATCGATATCACGTGTAAGAGCCGCAGCAACCCGCGGGTCCATCTTACCCGCTTTAGCGAGAAGGTCAATCTTATTAGCGGTCTCGTCGAGATTCGCGAGGACCTTGTTAGCAACTTGCTTCTGAATCATGAGTATCTCCGGGCTTACCCTATAAGGGTTGCATGAAAGGTTCACCACTCCGCATCGTCAATCGAAGCCTTTTTCTTGCCAAAAGGAGGAGCCTTTTTACCACCAAACGGAGGAGCTTTCTTACCTCCAAAAGGTGGTTTCTTCTTTCCGTCCTTACCGGCAGGAGCTTTCTTTTTAAGGGCTTTCTTACCCTTCTTCTTGTCCTTGTCCTTGTCCTTCTTTTTCTTGGCTGCAGCCAAGATCGGAAGAAGGGTGCTCCGAACAGCCGGAACTTCATGAGCAAGGCGGACAAGAGTGCTAAGACTGACGCGAACTGAGCTCGTCTTAACGTGTTTAGCAGCTTCTCCAACATCTGAGAAGAGTGCGTCGAGACCCTTCACGAAGGACTCGATGTCGTCATTTGCAAGAGCTTTATCAAGCTCAGAAGCTTGACCACTAAGAGTCTTCATGAAAGCTTTGCCTTCATCGTCAGACATTGAGTCGAGTGCGTCCAGAACGCTCTCAAGACTCGCGCCACCAATATCAGCAACACGCGCGGAAGCGGTCTTCTTCTCAAGAACTTCTGATATATCTTTCAAACCATCAACAAAACCTTCAACATCTTTGGAATTGACGAGCTTCTTCGTCTTTTCCTTAAGATCTTTCAGATCAAGATGTCCTTCAACAAATGAGTTCATTTCTTTGTCAGATAAAGAACCCTGTTCTTGTTGTTGACCTTGTTGCTCCTGAGAGTTTTTACCCTCTTCCTGCTGTTCTTCCTGCTGCTGTGAGGTTTTACCCTCTTCCTGCTGCTGCTGCTGCTCTTCAGCAACACGCATTGATCGAACAGTTTTAACGATATCAAGCGCGGCGCGCGGATTTGAATGCCTTAGTTCACTGGCAATACGCAGGAAATCTTGAACATTGGTCATGACTGAGGCGCTCCTATTAGATCCGTCTCTAGGTAAAATAGTCTCGGCAAACTGATCATGCTTCCAACCTGCGACACGATTTAGAAGCATGTCGTATGTCTCAGCATCAATCTTAGATTGATATAGATTAGAGTCGGCAAGATGGATGGCTAAGTCTAGCGCGGCTCGGATGGGAGCATCAGGAGCACCGCCTTCCCAACCATTTTTCAACCAATCTTCACCCATCAACTCTTTAGTGGCTGCCACGATAGAGTCGAAGTGGTCTTTCCCAAAATAACGCTTGTCGTACGACTTATACGGAGTATTTGTCGGACCGGACGGATGTCCTTGTCCAAGTACTCCGTGATATGAAGCAATCTTTTGAGACATAGCCTTAATAGGTCCGGTTTCATAAGAAGTTGCTATACTGGAAGCAATCTCATTAATAATAATAGGTTTCATAGACATAGTCGCGAGAGACATATCAGAATCATCTGTCTTAGTATCCGTGTCGCCAGTATCGATCCTACGACGCCTATTATCGTGTTTCGGTCCACGCTTATCGTCTGTCTTACGAGATGGGGGAGTCTTTTTATCAATCAGGCGTTCTACCTGACGTTCCTCTTTCTCTGATGGAGTCAAATCAGTCGGCATAAATATTCGACATAACAAGACAATGAAAGTCTATTGCATGATATTATATCATGCCGAGTCTTCAGACTGTCCGAATCTATCACCCTTCTTCTTAATCATTTTGAGACCGGCATTTGTGACAATTTTCTCTAGTGCATCGGTTTCGTCAATAGCTTTATCTCCAGCCTTCTGGAGAACATTTTTTAAGAATTCATTGAATGTTGAGTCATTCGGGGTAAACATATCACGCTTTAGCTCTTCAAGAGTTTCGTCTGAATCTATATTCAGGAGTTCAAGAATAAACGAAATCGGAAGTGATCCCTTTTGATAGAGATTAAACATGAAGTCTTGGAGCTCCGTATTATCTCGGAGGGCAAGACGAGTAAACTGAAGTTTCGGATAAAGGTATACCTTATTTCCGAATTCATCGATTTCAAAGAATCCTTTTTTCTCTGCAACGGGTTCAAAAAGCTGCTCCTCAACAAATTGGGCAATACTCTCCCGGTACAGAAGATACATCGTATTCATGACATCAAGATGAATTCGTTCACCAGAGTAAGTTGACTCTCCGGTCAACATTGACTCAGTGATACGAAGACCGATGAACAAGAGCTTATTTGTAATCTCATATTCAGTTCCGAGATCAAGAAGACGATCTCGTGATCCAATTTCATCCCAATGAACTTCAAAGTTCGTAACAACAGTGAAATCAGGATCAATAATAGCTTGATCTATTTGATCACGCAAAGCATCAACGTCTGGTTCAGACATCTTATCTGCCCATATGATACGTTTCGGAGTCATCGCACGAGACGCAATTGAAGTTTGGGCTTGACGAAGTTTATCTTGATATAAAAGAGTACGGAGACAACGTTCTAAAAGTGATATTCCACGCTCATCATATGATGACTTCTTGTGGGAAAGATGGTGGCAAAATGATGAACAAAGAAAAGAATCATATGGACTTGAATTAAGAGGTATAGGTTGTCCAGACATCAAGTTTTCACGGATTTGCTCCGGAATATCATCAGCAATACGTGCCGACTCTTCGTCGTGTTGTTCCGTAGCCTTCATAACGAGAAGTCTATCCTTCTCGGAAGGAATAAGTTCTATTTTCGCTTTATTTGTATACTGAAAAACCTCAAGCTTAACTTGTTCTGGAGGAAGAATTTGGAGTCTTTCCCACCCAGTATAATTCTCAGCCACGTACTCGCGGATGGTTTTATTCATCTCGCTTTCCGGTTTCATTGCGCGTTTACGCTCTGTTTTCGTTCTCGCACGACCAGCGTAATCAACTTCAACGACGTTTTCTTCAGCGGGTTCACCTTCTTTAGGAGGCTCAAGAAACATTTCGTCAGTTATACTAGAAGTAAGGTCATGGTCTTCACAGAAGATAAAAACGTTCCCGTGAAGCCAGTATTCATGGGTGGCATCATACAAAGTCTGAAATAAACGAACCCTCTTACACATTCTTTCATAAAAATGAAGAATTTGTTTGTTCCGGGTCTTGTCTTTTCCCTTCGGGAGAGAAAGACGAATTTTGCTCATCGGAACGTCTGTATGGAAATCAATAGCTGACCCAACTATAGGGTGTGTCGTGTACCAAAATCTAAAAAGCTCACGTTTTTCACGTTCAGACTGAGGTAATTCAAGAAAGTCTGTGGAAAGCTGAGGACTATAAAATGCAGAGTCGGCATTCGCAATGGCACTGGAACCAGAGTTCCCGAAACCACCGGCAAATGAAGCAACACGAATAGACTGAGAAGCTTCCTTCCTAGCCATCTTCTCGAGCTTTGACAATCTAGACTTAGTAGCAACCTGTTCTTGTGCCTCAACGACAGGAAGACCTGGTCGCGGGGGTTGAACTCCTGTCCGTGGTTTCTTAGGCATTGTATGTCAAATCGAACGTAAAAAGTGTATCACCGGAGCAGTTCCGGGTCTCGAATGGCTTCCTCGAGTTCGTTTCTCTTAGTCTGTAATGATTTCCCTACGGATTTAGTAACAGACGAAGTCTTAGAACTAACATTTCTTATATCCTGTATTACTGCCTGAATGGCAAGACGCCGTGATACCATAGCAGCCCTCAAAGCAGGATTCTTATCACACATTCGACGAAAGTGGTCAGCATCAACGAGGGCGGCTTCAAGAATCGGAGTAGCTTCAGACAACCGATTAGAAACCGACCCGAATAGCTTGAGAGCTTTTTCTAAGTCATCCTGACGATCGCGCAATTCAACAGCACTAAGTCCTCGCGATGGGTGATTTGACATATCTGCCATGTTTTACCCTACTAGTCCGATAAACTTTGAAGCAATTCGAGCAGCAATCTTTCCAACCCCTCGAGACTTTACAAGATGGTCTAAGGCATCCTCAATAATCTTTACGGATCTCATATCACCATCCATGAGTGCCTGCCACGAGCCGCCTCGACGGTGAAAATCGTGATATAAACCTATGAAATCCTTATTCGACATTTCCTCATCGTCACCATATATATGATCCATAATTTGTCGGGATATAGTATAGGCCGTCGTATCCTTAACACCGGCTTTGTTGTTAGAGTCATCCATTATGCTGAAAGAAGACGAAAGGGCTATGGAAGTCTCCTAGCTTGCCGTGAAGCTGTTCGAAGAGATCCTCCATGTAAACGAGTACGCTGTCGATGATATTGGTGATATCCGACACTAGATTGTCTTGAGGAATGTTGCGTAGCAATTTGACGTCCATTTGAGTCAAGAACTCCAGGATTTTCACGAACATGTTCCATAACAAGCATGATGGAACGGGCAAGTGAGTCAGACATATCGTCATGTTTCCCGGCTATTTTCGGGGACTCAACGGAAATCATGTTTTTTCCACTAGACGACGACTGAAGTTCAAGAAGTTCAGATATTAAAGGAGAATGTCGTACACTTCCACTTTCAGCCAAAGCCTGCTCTGGAATAGGCCAGTCATAAAGGGCGAGCTGACGGTTGAACATCGCCATCCTGAAAGTTTGCCACATTTGAGATGTTTCTGACGGAAAGAAATTTCGCATTTCAAATTGAGTCAAATTTTTCTTATGCAGAACTTGCTCAAAAACTGGACCTGCCCACTGATCGAAAACACCGCGATACATATAAAAACGTTTCGATAGGGCAAAAAACCAGTTAGCTATCTCATCAAGATCAAGACGAGATTGATCCTGGAGTGTCATAGCATACGGAACCATCGGAGCTTCGAGATGCGGATTAGCGTCTTTCCAATTCCTTTTCGGATACCAAACTTCATGATAAGCAAGTTCGATTTTCCCACCAGATATATGGGTGAGAGATATAGCCGTTCCATCGTTTGAAAGACCGAAATCAACACCGGCCCAGTGGGCTTCACGTGGGAATCCACGAGTAGCAGGACGCAAAGACGGGACTATACAATCCTGCAAATCTTTCCAATTCTCGATGAAACCACGAACGCGATCAGAAAACTCAGCCCCATACTCAGTCATGAATGACTTCGGGTCTTTAGCGTATTCGACCTTATAATCTTCTTGAGAAAGAGTCGGATTCACTTCCCAAGTCGGAGCTTGGATAATTAAAGTGTTTGAAGCTTCAACGCCACCAGACATGGCTTGTTGGTAAAGACGGTAAAAGAATCCCTCTTTAGCGTCCGGTGACGATATGAGAATCATGCGACCGTCTGTTGGACCGATCGGTTTATGTTTATCTTTTGAATCTTTCGGAGTAAACTGCTTTAATGATGGAGCAAGACCACGATATACCTGTTCAGCGCTACTCTTACCATCATCGATAAAAAATGCGATCTCGTCCAAAATAGCACAAATAACGCCACGACCACGAAGACCTTTTGCGATCGAACTTTTAAAAGTAGCAGTTATCGTTGCTTTCCCATCCGGTCCGAAACGTTTTCTATCACTATCTGTTCTAAACTTCACATATGTTTGGGTGTCATGGGCAACGTTATTTTTAAAGTAATCAACTGCTTGAATATGAGATTGAATGTCACCGTAAACGATGGATGCTTGCTCTTTATCATTAGCAATATCCAACACACGCATTTCAGAACCAGGAGGAAGGCCGTAATAAGCCTGCGGGGAACCGCGTTTCAGAAGTTTGTATAGCTCATACGCAGCAAAAATAGCCGCCATGGAGCTTTTACCAGAACGACGACCGAGAATTAAAATAAGTTCTCGACGAACTTTATCATCCTGTTCTTTAATATTGCATCGTCCCTGGTCATATAAATACTTAAGATATTCTACTTCAGTAAATTCATATTTTACACGATTGTTTAAATAATCCTTAACTAGAATGGTTTTATTTACATCATCGAGCGGTAGGTTATAATACAGTTTAACAATAAATTTTTGAGCTGGGAAGAGACCATACGGAAAAAGTTTAAATTTTTCAATAAATTCTAAAATTGAAAGAAAATCTTCATCACCGTTGCCTTCATCGCCATATTTATCACGACGTTTCTTTCCGATAAAGTCGGAAACCTCTCCAGTGAGTTGGCTTTGAAACTTTGGTTCTTTAGTAGGCATTAATCAACCGGCCACTTCAAGTAGTTTCTTCTCCCAATCCTGCATATCAGCTTCCATCTGCTTGAAGACTACGTCGATGGTAGACTCAGGAAGGTCAGCTTTTGACATCGAGTCATAGACAAATTCCATCCACAAATGAAGAACTTGTTTAAACCTCGGGCTCTGGAGATCGAGTCTCTCTGCCCTAGTATTTTCTTGCCGTTTTTGTAGAACATCAGCAAGTTGCCGAAGAGAAGCTATACGTGAGATAGTATAATTAGCGGTATTTTTACCTTCTTCAGTTGCTTTCCGACGCTCATATTTAAGGTGAGATAACTCCTCAGCTATTTCATTTAAAACAGCATCAACAACATCAGAAACAGGAGCTTTCTCAGCAATAACCCGAACGAGTTTCTGAGAACTGACAAAATTTTCCCTTTTGCGAATTTCGCGTTCAATAAACCTGGGGTCTATAAGTTCAGTGGTGGGAAGATCCCCGCCCTGACCTACAACAAAATCAACACCAACTTCTTTGGTGTCAACTTTTTCACCACCAGGGAATGAGAGTAACTTCCCATTACTCCCATTCTTATCGCCATCTTTATCATCGGTGTCGCTCATGCTTCACCGACTATACAAGTTGTTAATCGTCGAGGCTACCGCTAGGGATAAAAACATCAATCCCCCTTGACCTCGAGCCATTTAAATCTACAGAAAGCTCGCTCGAAAGTTCATATTTTTCAACAGGATTCTCAACAGGACCGGGCTGAATGACAGGAAGGCTCCTAGCCGCAGCAATATGTTCACGAACCTGGGTCGGGACCTGTCGAATCAGATTCTTAGCATATTTAGAACACCAACCGGGTGCAGTTTGAAGGGTGCATCCAGTGCATCCTCTGGAAGCAAGAACGCTCGAGGCACCCTGCTTCCGGAAGTGTTTAGCACCTTCAACGCACCCTTTACCATAATCCAAGTATGCGGTCGGGTCAATAAAATAATGACCCTGAACACCGTCATCAACGGATGCCCTACGACCAACTTCCGGAACCTGACGAAGGTCTTCAACTGAATAACGCTTAAGAAGTGCGCTTTGAAGAGCTCTACCGGAAAGACCGGTATTCATCAAATGAGAGAGAGTTCGACGAACCTCATCAGAGTCCATCTTGGTAGTGACACTAGAGTCACTTCGACCAGGATCACCGTAGTGAGCCGAAACGTTAATACCACTATATTCCGAAGGACCACTATTCGAAGGAGGCGAATAAAGATTAGCCTGAGAAGTGAGTTTAGCCCACGCAGCATTGTCGTTAACGGCACCAAGAGCCACGCTGACTTGACTGGACGCGATACGACCTTGAGAAACGGCACGTTCCATAGCGGAAATGAAAGCGGCTTTGCCAATATCCGGTTTTGAAGCCGTCAAAACAGAACGCTTGCAAATTTCAGCACAAGCCCCGTCTGATGCATGGTTACAAATAGAACAAGATGACGATCTGCGAATGACGAAGTCAGGAGAGAGAGAACGCACATTCATTGTAGAAAGAGCGTTCCGACATCCACCGAGAGCATCCATATCAAGATATGTATGGCCAAGAATTCCAAATTCTCCGGCAAGAGAACGGACCTCGGGATCTATTGAAGCTACGAGAAAAGAACGATCATCCGCACCATTCATCATTCGACGGGCATACTTAAACCAAACAGATGATGGCGTTTTTTCAAGTTTCGGAGCAGAGGCTGCCCTATCAAGGAAACTGGCAACATCTTGATTGGTAACCTGCGGCTTTACCGGAGTGCGTTGTGTGTGAACAGTCTTAATTCCACCGTCGCGATGGGCAACCGGAGACTTCAAGAAGGCAGAACGAAGAATTTCTTTATATTCACGACCAGATGCCGATAAAATATCCGGACCAACTTTCGGAAGGGTTATCGGACGCTTTTCAGAGGCAAGTCGCGAAGCATAATGAGAAGCAAGATTTGCACCCCAAGGAACCTCATCTACAACGCGTTTGTTACCAAACGTGGCACACATGCCAGTTTCATGACAATTACACCCGTTTTTACCACCACATCCACCGATTACAAATACAGCATTCTTTCCGAAGGTTGTCGCATATTTGCGTTCTTTCGGGTCACGGTGAGCATTTGGAAAATGGCTAGCATCAATATAAACATTCCCGAGAACACCACGTTCATCCATGACTGAACGAATAGCATCAGCAGCTAATCTAATATCTCCAGGAGCGAATTCGAGACGAACTCGCTTCTCGATCTCAGCAGGAGGAAGACCCGCCATAACTAGTCTAGCAACTCGGTTACGAATCGGGGAAGTTTGATCAGACTCAGAAGTCTGCATATACTCATTTGAAAGTGGATTTCGGTTCACAATTGTATGTGGACGAAGCGGAATAAGTTGAGGAACATCTTCTTTCGAATCGGCAAGGAGAGCTTTTTGAAGCTCAGGGATAATATCTAAGTTTTGTTTAGGTAGGGCCTCAGCTGCCCTATAATCAATTTCATCGATTGCGAGCCACGACAAGTCAGATATACCTTGATTATGCATCAAGGAGGATATATCCCCTAAGCCATGTTCGGAATAAATGTCTTTCTTATCAGCCATTACGAGCCTCAAACTTATCAGGACACATAGTCATATTGAAAACACGGCTATCAAAGTCGCAAACCTATATGGTCTCGAGCCTCTCCAAGTCCGCGATAATATTCGAGATATTTGCAGCACAGCGTCTGAACTGTGACGATACCTCGGGTTGAAGGATTGAATCAATCTCCAACTGAATAAGCTTCTCACGGATTGCGGATAAAGAAAACTTCCCATCCGACGCTGTCTTAGCAATCGGAAACTCGTCAAGTACATCCTTCACGAAAACTGAATGACGAAGCTTAAGGCACCTGATGATATCAGATGCCAAAAACTGCGGCTGATTCTGACCGGACAAAAACGACATAATATGTCGACGCGTCAGGTCTTTCTTCCCAAACTTCTTTACGAAGTCTTGAGTCAACCCGGTAACAAGCTCAATATTGGTTGCCTGACGATGATTCATGGTTCCTGTCTCCGACGCAATAATGCGACCTCCATTTTGAAGATCGCTCCTGTCGTAATCAACATTCTCAGAAAAATCCTCTGACGGAAAGCCCTGAGGACCCGATATATCTTCAGTCTCGTGTCCGGACCAAAAATTCCCGAGGGAATTCAGGAAGTTATCCATCGTAACTTCGTTCTTCTGAACTCCGGGAAGTGAATCTTCTTCAGTGGAATATGAACCGGAGTCCTCATCTGCCCATTCGTCGCCAGAAAAACCCATCTTCATATGATCGTAGTAGTCAGCTCGAGCTGATGGATTGTTCCCGTCATTCGGAAGCTCAGCTGTCTCAGCTACGGAAGGGGTTACAGGTTCCTTAACATCCATCTTTGGATGTTGATGGGTCGTATTAGTGTCTTGGTCACCTGGAAGCATTCCAGTAGCATCACGAAGACGATCAGAGAGCTCCCTAGTATACGCTTCGATAGTAATAACTCGACCGTCTTGCGTAGTTATTCGACGATCTGCCGCGAACGTCTGCGGATAACTTAATAGTCGATCAGGACCGAATGGGTCCGTACCATGCGTTCCAGGCAAAGCGTCGCCATGCGGCGAGGTTTCCGATCTCGGATCCTCGTCGTCTTCCCCACGTGAGGTAACACCGTTATCCGAGTCATAAGTCCCTATGCCAAACTCATTAACTGCTTTACCTAAGGCATTCTCTGTAGGGAGAGACGCAGGCATTCAAAATTCTACCTCCCAGAGGTCTTTCGGATCAACTTTTCTTTTCGGAGCCTCGATTCCTGCAGGAAGTATCGGAGCCGCTTGTTGACGCATCCAATCGAGGTCATCATCTGTGAGACCACGTTCGTAATAATTCAGATTCCGGTCATTCGAAGCACCAGGGAGCCATGAATAACTATCTTGAACTGAGATAGCAACACGACTTGAGATTTTCAAAACTGTCTCATCACCATCGGTCGAGTTATCATCTCCAGTGACGCCATCCATCGTCCAATCCTCGTAAAGAGGTTTAGACATGTTTGTGCCACTCGGAAGGCCATCTCCGGCCAAGTCATCCGATCCAAATGAATCTCCATATCCACCACTCTCAGTCCCGGACGCACCAGGACCGATGTGTTTAACTCGAGGGCCTGGAAGAGTCTCAACCGGTATCGAGGAACTACCGCCAGCTATCATGAACCGCTCAATAAATTGTTCGAACGAAATAGGTTCACGTTTCCCAGCAACTCTAGCTTCATGATAAGACCGATATGCCTTAAAAACACGAGCCATCGCTGATGAATATCCGCCTTCATTTGATGACGTGGTATTCATTACCATTTCAGAAACAGTTTTACCCTGCCCCTGCTCGCCAGAGTCAGAAGGGAGTTCGGATCCAGGTTCTTCTGGTTCCGGATATTTAAGTTTCTTTAGGTCCTTCGCATCAGCAAAAGCATTCTCAGAGGCAATTTGAGAGAAGAAGTCATCATCTTCTTCTTCATCACTGTCATCATCCGATCCATCATCAAGGACAAAGCCCTCATCAAAGTCCTCAGGAACAGGATTTGAAATGGGTTTTTCGTCCTCTTCATCGTCGTCGTTGCCAGGACCCGGGTCAAACCCTTCATCTTCTTCAAATTCGTCTTCTATGAATCCTTCAGGGTTCCCCTTCACTTGCTCCGCATCTTGAACCATTCCAGAAATTTTATCATCAGAAACCCGCTTCCAGTGTTCTGCATTAATTTCATCGTGAACGGTATCAGTAAAACTCGACATGGTCTCAACAGCCGTAGCAAGAGATTGCCTCATCTCTTTAACAGCTTGAATATACCCGCGACCACCAAGAAGACCGTCCGGGGAAAAACCGGAAGACGGGATCTTACTAAACAACCGATATGCGGCGATGGCATAACTATGGGACCGTTGTGCAGCCCAAAGAATTTTTGCTAAGTTCTTAAGATTTTCAGGAGTCCATTCAAACCCTTCAACCCGAATATCACGACGTACAGGACCGGAGTCCTTAACGAACTCGATTTTCCCGGCTGTACGAACAGTCCCATGACTGGATGCAAGTCTTCGGGCGATTGTGTCAAAATCCTTCGAATTCATATCAGCTCTTTACAGGCCCATCCGAGTCATCAATAAGACGCTCGATATAATACCCGTCGGTGTCTTGACCGAGTTTCCAAAAGTCATTCTGGGAAATTCGAACCAATTGGTCCTCAGCAATAATGCGAAAACCGGCAAGATGGCTGAGATTCGCTACACGCATCTTCCCACTCGACGCAATTTTCAGTGCTGGTGAGGAGAAAAAATCGTCGATAGAACTCGACGAAAATCTCAAGTCCTCAATTTTAAGAGTCATAAATAAACCTCTCGATTAAACCCCGATGAAGGGCTTATGAGTTTCTTTGTCCTACGTCTAACGGCAGTATATAGTCCAGTATAAAACACTGGAACTGTCGTATAAAGGACTAAGGACTTACCGTCAAACTACAAATGAGGGTGATTGGACCGTTAGAAGCATTCGGAGACGACACGAGAACGGTCTCCGTATATACCCCAGGGGATAACGGAACACCGGAGTTTATGACCGAGAAAGTGACCGGAGAAATAGCCAAAGACGCCAGCGGACCGACCGCCGTAGGAACAAACTGAAGCCATGGACTTCGGTTTTGAACCTTCGCCAGGGTGGCGTTCAAGATGGACCCGGCAGGACCAGAGTTCGAAATTTGGACCTGTTGAGAACCACCAGACGTCGCAAAACCTATTGAATAAGTCAGGTTAACCTGTGTAATATCCGTAAGAATTGCGGGTTTCGGTAAAACCGTCGCGTTAAAGTTATATACGATAACAGTTGCCGGTTGTCTATTATCTTGAAGAGTTATATGACCAGTATAGGGAGAACCCGTAGATAAAAGAGTTGACGGAACAATTTTAATACTAAATTGTCCTTGTTCGTTCTTGTTCAAACCGGAAACAATAGATGGGTCAGATTGAAGCCACGGAACATCCGGGGTTGCAATGGCTGTAAGAAAAGACCCGAAAGCACCGGAATTTTGGAAAACAATCGTAGCGATAGATGAGGAGGCATCACCTTCTGTAACGGTTATGGAGATATTCAAATTGGACGGAGATATGATCGAAAGAAGAGGAGCAAGTTGTTGTTGAACTTGCTGAAGCGTATCAGCCATGGCCAGAACGATATCTCCCGGAAGAGGTAATTCTACATCAGAAAACCTCCCGAATGGAGACATAATATCAATAACCCTATATAGCTGGTTGGACCCGTGCACATTGTCCGCCTGAACGGTCCAATACCACTTACCACCAACAGAGTTCAGGTCGAAAGTAAAACCACCCGCTGATATATTAGACGCCATAGTTATCTAGGCATAACGTCGAAAAAGAAGCTCATTAAGTATGGATGAAGGTCACGGAATAAAACCGAGTCCCGTACATCCCGATCGGTGTTATCCAGTAATAGTGAGGATTTGAGCATCCCCTCTATCCCTGAATTGCGGTAAAGATACTTCATGCAGTATATTGAAGTGCTTATCAGATATGGCGAAGTAAACAGTCCAATACTTACCGAATCTAGAGTTATTGATCGCATCATCAACAGCTCTCTCAGCTGTGGCGATTTCTTCAGCACTTCGACCATGTTTTCGAAGCATTTGAACTTGAACTTGCTTTTCGCGAGCTTCCTCGGCAATGAGGTCCTTAATTTTCTGAAGAGCTCGAAAGAATCTATGTCGAACACGACCCTGTGTCAAATTCATTTGTTTAGCAATTTCTGATTGACATGTAGTTTCATACATACGCCAGAGAATCTCACGATCTTGATCACAAAACTTGGATCCGAGCTCAAGTTCGAACTGATCACGATCAAGCTCCGGAATAGTGCGCAAAAATTGAATACGCTTAATTCCTCTATGTAGACGATATGAAACGGCAGCTTGAGTGATCCCGAAAAGTTTCGCGATCTGCTCTTGTTTCATTTTATCTTTATGATATAAACGGATCAAATCCGCTTCTCGAGGCGGAATCCTATCTAGATATCTAGATATAGCATCAAAATTAAGTGAATTACCTTCTGTAGCAAGGTCTTCTTCAACCTCTGGGGCGAGGTTATGTTCAATCAGACTTTCAAGGTCATCTGAATCATGATCATATCCGAGACGATCCTGATTGCTAAACCTCGAAGAAAGACTACTCGGATCCTGAATCAAAATATGGGTCGACATTGCTCTCCATGTGATATTGGGCCGGGCCCATGAGGTATCCAGTATTCGTATTGATCTAGCGGGGTTCCGCGGTTTGTATACGTATTTGTCTGAATATCTCGGCGGAGAGCGGTATGAACCGATGCCTGAATTACATTACCAAGTGAAAAAATAAGAAGTTTTCATAGTTTAGTCATTATAGTAACCGATTATGTACGAGTTAGGAATACATGACTTTTATACGTGCCATGCTGATCAGTGACGGGCTAGTATTTTCAGTGTTATATATCAGATAACCATGAATCCATTGGAATTGATTCAGGAATTGATGGAGCAATTGATGGAGCAATTTGTGTTCCGGTCCTAAATGGTGCTATGTCTATGGATAACATTCCGAAATCTTGACGGATGATATCAAGAGCTATTTGAAAATCTTGACGTCCAGCTTCTCTAAGAAATTTAGGTAAATTAATTTCATTATCAAATCCGACTAAGTCATAATTAAGAGTTACACGATCACGTAGAGCAAAAGACTTTTCTCGTTCTGATGCAGACATTCCAGGAAGACCACTGGAGTATAAGTCATCAATGCTTTTGTGATGACATAAAGCAGCAGCAACTTTCTTCCTGAGTCTATCGACACCGTGTATTCCGTCAGATGAATCACCGCAGAGAGCTTTAAACATACGAACATGAGCTGGAGGAATTGCCGGATGTTTACCATTATTCATTCGAGCCCAGTGCTGAGTGGACTTATCAGCATCGAAAAATCTGTCCCCGTCAAGACCAGGGACGTAGCAAGCTACACGAGGATCCACGAGAAGCTGAAAAAAGTCCTTATCGGCGGATACAATCACCCGAATGGAATCGGGATGAGACTTACAAAAACTAGCAATAAGATCATCTGCTTCTTCTTCGGGATGATGATATATATCACACCCGAGAAGAGAAAAAATATGAGCGACAATGTCAACTTCACATGTGGCCGCATAACCATCCTTCAAAATCTTATCAAATCTAATTCCCGTGGAAGACGGATCAACAAGCTTCAAACCACGATTCGACGCCTCATCTCTATTTGATTTATATGTTGGATCAAGTTCTTTTCGTCGTCTTGAATACCCATCAAAAAACACTGATATTTTGGTTATATCTGGAATAGAGTATAGCCAATTTGAAAGCATGGAAAGAGAACCGAAAATAACTCCGGTCGGATAACCGCCCGGACCAGAAAGAAGGGGTTCTCCACGACCAAAACGAGCCTCTACATATGCATAATAAGCTCTATGAACAAGATTGTTCCCGTCAACAAGCACATGACGTTCAGTCTCTTTACCACCAACACGTCTCATTCTTCAATTGCTTTCAGATAAGATACAGGAAAGTCTATCAAAATCGGTTTACTCTTTAATTTTACATGTACCTGAGCATTTTCTCCATCCTCATGTACATATGATATTTCAGCTTGAAGGCCCTTAAAGTTTCCTTTAACAATTTTAACATACTGACCTTCTTTAAAGCTCCCAAGTTTGAGAGTTTGCATACCGACTCTCATCGGAGCAATATCTTTGTCATCAAGCAGAGAAAATACCTTTCTGCGTTCTCCATTAATAGTACTTGTTTGAATCAATACGGTGCTGAAATACATGGTATCAACAAGTTTCAAATATTGAACACCATCTTCATGACGAATGAAGACATACCCATCCATATAAAACATGGTTTGAGATTCGTCTCTAACATTCTGAGAAACTGCCGGAACAAAAACATCAAGGGGTTTACCAAGTATTCGGTGAGCAGACCGAGTGATCGATTGAATATTTTTCTCACGTTCACCAAGAGAAGTAAGTTGAACGATGACCCATTTTATGGGAGCAGAAGGAGGAATTGAAGAAGTCTTAGTCTTAGTTTTAGACCCTGACTTCAATTTATTAGTTTTATCTGATTTGAGTGTTTTGTTCACAAAACACTCTACCCATCAGTTCATTACGGAAGTTGTTATTTAACGGTATTTCCTGTCATTCTGTTTATGAAACCACGTGAAAATTCTTTCTCAGGAAGTGGTATCTTAGATTTGTCTAATTCCGTATTTGCAGTTATGGGCACGGACTGCTGAGGTGTATGGACGCTAGGTTCTATTTTATGATCTAATGATGTTAACTTTTCATCATGAGTAAATTTAATACCATCAATCTCAAGCGGTCTCTTAGATGGAGGATCAGCTTTCATAGGAATAGGTTTCAATGCGGGAGACGCTGTCGGAGTTGAAGACTCAACTGGAGCGGATCTCAATTGGACTAATGGCACTACCAAACTCGTAAGACTTTGAACTACTGCAGGAATAATTACAGGAACCGGAACCGGAACCGGAACCGGAATTTGCTGTTGATGCTCAGACGCGCTAAAAACTGTCGCATCAACAGATGCGGTTCCAGTCGATATTATGGCAGCCTCGATATCATGCGATGTCGGACGATCAAGAGCACCGAGAGCACGAGCAAGATCACCCCAACGAAGTCCTCGAGCAGGGAAGAAATTTGAGTTGACTGGGTAAGTGGCTTTAGCTCCGACAGCGACACGAAGAGAACTTGAAATGGCTGCAACCATATTATCACGAACCCAAGTCACACCATCATGAGAAAAAAGAATATCAAGGTCTTCAAAAGCTGTAGATGGGTCAGAGTCTAATCTTGAAAGAACATTAACAAGAAGTTCCATGGAGCCATACCGAAATAACTCTTTTACGAGTCTGTCTGTAACTCCACCAATTATGCGAAGCGTATCAAGAGATGTGAGACATGTGCGAGGGCAGCATTTATTATGTCTCGCAACAGTGTTTAAAGCTTCCAAGTCATACTGAATATTTTCCGCTCTACAAACAAATTCAAGTTTAGAAACAATTTCCTTTTCAGAAGGAGGAGATACAGGATACTCCTCCAAACGAGAGCGAATGGCCTCTCCAATCTTATGCGGTTCAGTAGTACAAAAAATAATTATAAATCTTCGGTCTTCAACTGCTTTCAAAAGAGCATCTTGAGCTGCTTTAGATAAACGTTGAGCCTCATCTAGGATGATGACTCTTGTTTTCCCATCAATAGACCCATATTCTAGGTCATCAATTATAGATCGTATGCGGTCAACCGTTCCCTGCGTAGCAGCATCAAATTCATCCATGCTTGATGATGAATCATGGACGACAGACTCGCATGAGTTACATACGCCACATGGTTCACCATCTTGTATATCATCGCACACTATTGCCATGGCAACAATGCGAGAAAGGGACGTTTTACCACACCCCTTCGGTCCACTAAACATGATAGACCGACCAGCAAGTGTACCGGTATGTGATCTACGGAGTAAAAGATTTACAACCCCGGAGTTCCCGACTACGTCAGAAAACTTCCGAGGTCTATACTTTAAGTCTAAAACTTCCATGAGTTAAATTACACTAACTGAATCGAAGTTAGACCATATATGTAGAGAGACTAACGATCTTGCAAAGAGTTTCCGAGTTCGACAAGCTCGTTATTCCATCTACCGTAACGTTCTGCAATTTCCGAAAACTCCTGAATCTGAGGAGGACGAATGCTATATCTCATCTCACCGGATTTTTCATCTTCAGTTCCGACGCACCGTGTAAGAAGATGATCAACGAGTGCATGGCGTTGATTAGGTTGCATATTATTCCAAACTTCAAGAGCTACAGTCATGATGAAATGCGCTTCTTGGTTATCTTCATGATTACTTGAAAAGTACGAACGTGAGATATGGGCTTCAGTCGGTGTAGCTTTCTTCAAATGTCCAGGGACAAGTTTTCCAGCAGACTTCGCAGCCTTATTACGACACAAATAAATGATGTTGGCACTAGCGAGCTCAGGGTGATGTTTCGGGATAAGTCTTTTCGCTATTTCCGCAACAGTGTCCGAGTCACCAATGATAAGTGGCTCAGGGGCAACTTTTTCTTTCTTACCACGAACAGCGTCATTTTCTTGTTTCATTGTCAGTTCATCTTGAATACGTGCAGTCATGTTCTCATTATCTCCTTGAAATGTCGCCTAAACTTATCATCCCCGATTTTTTTCCAAATATCACCAGCATCTTTACCGGCTCCAGGGATACCATATTTTACGTCAACAATGTCGAAATCAAACCCATGCTGATGAATGAAGCTTTGCGCACCCTTCCTACCAGCTGAATCCAAATCGAGACACAAATAAATACGACGAACAAAACGTTTTAAAAAACGAACTTGAAATGTACCGGCACCAGCAGTAGTAAGAGCAAGAACGTCAGGGCGAATAAGACGTTCCATTATGAGTTGATCCCCCGGACCCTCAACTAGAACAACTTCTCGAGAGGACCAAATAGACTCCATGTTCGGACCGATACCAAAAAAGTACCCCTCTGGACGCCTCTTTAAAGCAAATGTGTCATATTCTTTTCGATCAAGAGATCGAATTTGAAAACCAACAGCTTTACCGGAGTATGAAGTAAGAGGAAATACGACACCGCCAGTTATGCGACGGCCAACATGTCGAGTTTTCTTTGATCCTTCTTCAGGAGCTTCCCACACCGCAGACCAGTTTCGATAATGACAGGAGTCACACCAAAGGTGTTTCTTTTCCCAATCACTACATACTTCATTATGACCCTGGTCGTGTGTCGGATCAACGTCGAATTCACCGCCAACAAATCCGAGTTTATGCTTCGACCATTGTTCTTTCGATATACCACGACCAAGAAGATACTCTTGAGCACGTTCGGAGTTTTCGAGATGGCCATTCGCCCATTCAATGAACTGTTCTACGAACATATCATTTACGGGGACAAAACGCGATACTATGCTTAATGTTGTGAAGCACAATACTTGACTTACCACCTAGAATTTGAGTATACATCCCAACGAAATCAGGTCTCGATAAAAAAATCGGGAATTTCACCCCACACTGTTGAATGCGACATGTTTTTTTATATACAGAAACCGTATCACGTGTTCCATCTGAATTAGAAGGAGTTGATCCATGAGTCAAATTAGATTTCCCGGCCCATTTTTCAAGTTCTTTCTGACTCCAAGATAATGGAACTAGCACACAGTGAGGCTGTGCCTCGGTCCCACTCTGCTTTTGTAACCAGTTAAATGCAGACTCTGATGTCTTATGGATATTATCCCATTTTTCACTAAGAGAAAGCTCATAAGCCGCATTCATAAGATCGGGAATAATCTCATCTAAGCGATCAGAGTCATACTTAAAAACACCAGATCTTATCATCCCGTCTACAAGTTTTCTTGCAACACTAAACTTCGGCGTTGATAAACTTACAACAGCCGGTAAAAATGATGGCTTTGCTGGAACTTCAATCCAAAAGATCGTCCCGTCAACCCCACGTTTGTACTTATGAAGATCGTGATCAAGTATTCGAAGAAGGATCATCCCAAAGGTCCTTTGGAAGAGATGGAAGAGGGACTGTCGCGGACGGTTTTAGCACACGAATAAAGAAACATTTAACCCACAGAACAAAACGTTCCAAGTTGGTTAACGGAACTTCGTGAATACGCTCACCTAAAACCCATTGAAGCGTCGCAACATCCCTATAGTTATTGAAAACATATTCATCGTTAGCAACGAGTTCAAGAAATTCATCTTTAGCAGTCTGAGCGTCTACTCTCGGTTTGAACATTGAACATGATTTAGCAATATCATCGGAGTCACACATGGATCCTTGCCATTTATTGGAGTCAGATCCATACATGCAAAGATGAGTTACATCTTGTCTTCCGTGAAAAACAACAAGAGTAACCTGATCTCTCGGAGCTATGGGCATTTCAATGGACTTAGTCCGAGTATACGGAAGATCCCGAGTTTCATGAACTTCGTTAAAAACGCAGTTCAGATGTTTCCTTTCTTGAGAAGCACTAGCGTATTTATTTGCATATCTAACACGCAATTTCCTAAGACGTTTCTCTATATCTTCCTGATTTTTCACGTTACGTCTCCGGATCCACCGGATCTAATCCGCTTAAGTTTTAGGCTACCGTCTTTATGACCTTCATATGCCACATGAGCATGAGATATGAATTCCGGATTATGGGTAACCATTAAGATATTGATCCCGGTCTGTTCCGATAACTGACGCATAAAATCAGCACAAGAAGGAACATATCCATTCCAAAGAGCTGCCATTGACTCATCAAGCAAAAGAAGATTCCCCATACCCATACGGGCCATAACGGCGAGTCGAAGTACTAAAGAAATAACGACAGCAGCACCACCACCAAATGACGCAAGTGGATCACCCTCATTCCCATCTTCCTCAACTATGAAACGCATAGCTAAACGATTCTTTTGAGGGTCTTGGCGAATATGGAAAGATAACTCTTGATCACCAAGGACATGCCTCAACCCCGTAGTAGCCAGTTGAGCGATGGAGTTCACATTCTTGTCAAGAGAGTCTTCAAGCCAAGTTTTGAAAACTTCAGTACACTTCTGATGTAGATCAGCATTATATCTGAGACTTTTTTCTAAAGTTTCAGCAGCATCGGCTTGAGAGACAAGAATGTCCCTGTACGCTTTCAACCTGGAAACATCATTTCTTAATTGCTTCAGACGATCTAGTGACGTCATCACGTCCCTCTTTCTTTCATCGCCTGTAGAAAATGCCGTGAACGAACACTAAAAACTTTCACTCCAAGTTTTTTAGTGTCACATATTTCTAAAATTGTCGGGGATATTTTATGTTGAAACCTAAACAGAATTTTTTCTGATTCAGTATATGAGATAACCCCAGCAAGTATATCCGCCGGGAAATCCGCAGACATCGAGTCACCAGATAAAAATGAAATAGGAAGACTGGAAACTTCTTGACCATTACATGACATAGTCATGGAGCCATCAGACATCTTAAAAGAAACGCGACGAGTTCCCTCACGAGCCATGTTAGCCCACTGAAGAGCTTTAACTAATTGCGATCTATCAACTTCAAATTCAACGCCATACCCATCATCTGGAAGAACTTGAAGAGAAGGTTTATTACAGGAAATTCGACTAAATGATATAATTGACCCTGACTTAGGATCAGATAAAAACATCTTTGTTCGGTCCTGGCCGATTACAACATCATCCCCAGATGATTTTGAGCAAAAAGCTCGCATAACCGGAAGATCATCTGATACAATGGATAGCTCGAGAGCAAGGTCATCCATATATGCGACCGTTGCATAAGTACGAGCATTTGAATAACCGCACTTTTCAGTCGGATAAAAGTGAACTTGATTCACTTTTCGGTCTTCATCTGTTTTCGTTTTTTTAACTAATGCAGAACACGAAAGCTGATGAAGAAGCTCTTCAAATTTTTTCGCGGAAACAGAAGAACCAGACATGGACGGCTTAGGTGACATTGGTGAGCGTCTAGCCGAATCGACACGTTTTTTAACAACAGCTTGACGAGTTTGGCCATCACCATCAGCTTTAATCGTTAAACCTTTGTCATTAACAGATAATGTAACTTTAGTGAGCTCACTATCAAAAAATGCAGACCTGTCAACAGACAAATAAAAATCGTCAGAAGAACTTCCGTCTGAGTCCGATGACTGAGATGAAACAACGGCATGAACCTGACGACGTCGGTCTGTTGAATTAATCCAAAGATCGTTACCAACAACACGAAGAACATAATCTCCAGACATCGGGCGAACCAATTTCACCATAGCAAAACCACGACGTAAATCGTCGGGAAGAAAAAATAACTTCGTCATACTATAAACTTAATTCTTTCAACATTGGCTTGAGAATAATCTCAGCCGCGTCAAGATCTGCTTCATAATTGTCAAGTTTAATCTTAAATACTTCTTTTGCTCTACGAATATCTTCCTGAATCGTATCAGGGTCCCAGTTATTCTTCTTACATTCTTCCATTATGCTCTTGAGAGTACGTTTATTCTCAACCTGAGCAGCATCGATTCTTAGCTTTTCTTGAGTAAGTATACTTCCTCTCTGAGATAAAGTTTTATATCTAGACTCAAGTTCTTCCAAACTTTTTTCAATTATTTGTGACATGTTTCTCCTCAGGCCATCTTACACTAAAAACTCTCAATGTCGAACACCGAATTATCTATTCTACCACCAGTCTCCACACGTCGATGAGCTATATATTTCTTACCATCATCACATTTTTCTCTATAGTCACATCGATGACATTCTCCAGATGGAGTAGCTCCGAAAACTTTGAGTTTAATCTTCTTAGCAATATCAAACGTGTCGTCAAGAAGAGCACGCATCTTAGACTCGTCGTAGTCTATCCACTTAATCGGATCATCCGGAAATTTCCAAAATATGAATCCAAGTCTGGTTGGAGCTACGTGATACTTTATATAATGCTGGACCGCATACCAAATTAATTGATCAGCATCAGCATATTTCTCACGATGTTGAGAACCTTTCCCATCTATAATCCAAACATCCGTACGGTCTTTTGAATGAATAAAGTCAGCATATCCGCCGAGCTTCAGTGTCATCCCATATTTATCATTTCCATAAACAACATTCAAATTTTCTTCAGCACGACTATGCGGAGTTAAAAATCCATGAAGTCTAATATTTTCAATTGCTCTAGGAAGATATATAGATAAATCTCTGCGTAGGAGATTAACGAATGCCGGATCCGATACACGGTCAAAGTTTTCTTTAAAGAAAATAGTGTCGATCGCATCGTCTATACGCGACATCGCAGAAGCGACCGGGTCATCTTCAGCCCAAAGTCTTTTATTATAAAACCACTCGAGTATTTTTCCAATAACAGACCCGAACATGGCGGAACGTGAATCACGAGTTACGGGCTCTTTTATTACATACCGATAATTATATGAAGATGGACATGCCTTATATGTCTTCCGACCAGAATAACTAAGATAAACATCGAAGGACATAAGAACACCATTCTTATTCGTCTGCTACGCCTGACTCTGCTGCTTCGAGAAGTTCAAGGGCAAGATTTCTTAAGTCCTGAGGGAACTTATCGAGTTCTTTCTTACGAAGTTCCATGGAAGAGTCAGATGCCATTTCTCTATTCATATGAAGTTGAGAAATAAATTCATTTAAAGAACGTCGTTCTCCGTCAAGTCTCTTTTTAAGTTCCAAGTCAAAAACGGAAGAAGAGTCTTCGTGCGGTACGATGTGTTCCTCAACTGTAATTCCACTCGAGTCTGCTTTAATCAAACCAACTTTCGGTTTACGATCTAAATTTTCAAACGTTAAAGCTCCACGAGATATAGCACCGAGATTAACAAACTTCACACCCATATGATCTACAATTCCTTGGTCTTTATGATAATGACCGAAAACGTAGACATCAGGACATCCATCAAATACTAAATCACGATAATCAAAAATATTTTCATGAAAAAATGACTGTATACGCTCTTCCGGTGCCATAGATGCGAGAGCGTGAACAAAAGCGACAGTGTATGTATCGCCAGGCTTCTTCCTAACAAGATCAGCAAGACCATCAACAGCTAAGTCAGTAGTATATTCAACACCAACAACTCTTACTTTTAGTGTCCCATCAACAAAGGATTCATCTCGAAGTTGTCGAAAAACACCACTCTTTAAAAGAATTCCGAGTGGCTGTCTATGTATCGACGACGGGTCATTGTTTGACATATCATGGTTACCAGCCATTGCATATGTAGGGCAATGGTAACGACGATGAATTTCAGCAGCTGCAGTTGTCGTTGCATATGTCGTCTTATTGGCAGCCTTTACATGGAAAAAATCTCCACCGCGAAGAACAGCTGTAGCTCCGAACTTCTTAGCAATTTCACCTTGCCATTCTACTTTTTTAAGAATAGAATCGCGATAATTATCTTTGCGGAATCCTGGATTCAGATCCGCAAGATGTTCATCGGATGAGGTCAAAAGTCGAATTTCTGACATGTGTTATTGTACAGCAAACCATTAGTTACTTGTTATACCATAAAACATGAGAAAAAGTTATACCAGTTTGATTTTCTATATCATCAACTTGTTTCTTAATGTTTCTATACTCTGAAGGAGAAACACGAAAACGTGATACACGATCAACTGTAGCGAGTTCACCATACCCATCATGGTCAACAAATGATCCATTTTTACAGGATTCCATAAAATCCTGTAGACAAAGAATCATTCCGTCTTCCGAATCAAAAATTTCTAATTTCATATTCGTATTAGTGTTCATACTTTCGGCATTATAGCATCAGAACCAACAAACATTTCTGAGGGCCAAAGTCCAGATGACTGCGCAGCTAACCGAGTTCTAACATACCGTTTATCCCAGTTACCGTATTTCTTGCACATGAGTTCTTGGATTAGAATTTTCGAAAAATTAGGAGAAATGAGTTTTGATTGACAAAACAATAAACACTCAGCTGCAATACCAGGGGCATTAACACTATGCGCATGATATACACACATAGCAAGGTCCACATCAATTTTTAAATGTGAGTCATCAAGAATAGATGAATCCATAACTTTAATTTTCGAAAGAGTTTGATATGTACTGAGTTCTAATTTCTGTTGACCTTCCACAAGATATTGAGTTGCACATGTTATCTGTGATGCGTAAGTTTCTGAATCAGAAAATAGGTTGTGAAATAAAATAGCCCATGTTTCTGCCGAAGCACGATCTTGTCCACTCTGAGGAACAAGTCCGTTCACGGGAGCAAAAGTATTCCTGATAACATCACCGGGGATTGGTTTACCTAATGAATCACGAAGAACCCCGTCCGGAGAAAGATACCAACCAATTTTAGAAAAAGCACTTGAAAGGCCCTTCCAGTTTACATTTTTCTCTGGGTGCGGAGAGCCATTTTTATCCGCATATATGACACCAAGTGAGTCTCTTATTTTAGAAATTATTCCAAAAAGAGGACCCTGTTTTAAAGTACTAGGGTAAACTGCAATCCAATGGAAAGGTCCTGCGCTTATCCCGGCACCGTCATAACTTTGAATGGAACCCCATGAAGGAGATTCCAAAGATGTGGCCAAATAAGCGGCCCTTTGAAGATGAAAGTTGGTCTTAAATGCTTTAATCGATACAGGAATAGACCCTATGGCTCGTATTCCAGCATATTTGTTATATGTAACTCTATCAAATTTCGACAGTGTGTTTACAGTCATACCTATATACTTTCTTGCTGAATTGGTTCCGGTTCGAGTTTTTCAGACAAGCTATCTTGAATCAAATTTCTGAGATTCGAATTTCGAATTGTTTCGCGTTCATTGTGGATGGCAAGAGAAAAAGCTCTTGGGTCTCCAAACATGAAGACCTTCTTTTTAGCACGAGTAATCGCAGTATAAACTAAATTTCTATATAACATTATGCCATACTGCATGGTCATTGGCATCAAGACGAAATCAAATTCTTGTCCTTGAACTTTATGCGCTGTGCAAGCATATGCAACTTTTAGAACATGCCTAGCTTCTTCAATCTTGAACAAGAAAACCTTATCTATGTATCTCGGAACAGATGAATCCTGATCAAACCAGTCAAATATTTTTACTTCAACTTCATCCTGTTTAATTGAAACACGGGTTACTTTCCCAACGTCACCATTGAAGATCATTCGTTCATAGTCATTCTTGACTATCATGACACGATCACCTTCAAACAAATCAACATTACCATGTTTAAGTTTTGTAGCTTTCCCAGAAATAAAATCAGGGTTCAAAACTCCACGAAGTCGTTTATTCAAAGTATCAACACCAAGTTCACCGTTATACATCGGTGCAATAACCTGGAAATTCATATCTCTTGATTTCAACGCAGTAGACATTTTACATATTTCGTCTGCAACATCTTCAATTGGAATGTTCATGTAAACAAATTGAGACGATGTATTAGTTCGAGTATCTACCGCATTTCCTTTCAAAATGGCATGAGCAACAGTAATAATATCTGATTGCTTCTCTTGACGATAAACACGAGTAAGAGACACGTGAGGAACGTCACGACACTGCATTAAACTATTCAAAACATAGCCAGCTCCGACAGATGGGAGCTGTGCTGAGTCACCAACCATTATTACGATAGTTGTCGGCAATAACGCGGAAATTAGGTTAAATAGAGTTGAACTATCAACCATTGACATCTCATCAACGATAACAGCATCAACATGGAAATGATTTCCGGAATAAAACTCCCAACCACCATCTTTTTTGTAACCGAGTGCTCTATGGATCGTATAAGCAGGTTTTCCGGTAACTTGAGATAAACGCTTAGCAGCAATACCGGTAGGAGACATCAAAGTATAATGAAGACCGGCTTTTTCAAAAAGATTAACGAAAGCTGACACGAGAGTAGTTTTGCCGGTACCTGGATATCCAGATATAACACAAAACCTTGAGCGCTCAAGCATAAGAAAAGCATCTCGTTGATCATCAGATAATGAAATTCCGCGGGATTCTTCAAAGTCATTCAAGATCAACTTTAGATCACCCATAACACGCGGAGGCTGACGAACGATTTCCGATATATACTTAGCAGACTCAGATTCATATTTCCAATTATGAGCTAGGTAGATGAAATCACCAGAACAAAAAATGTCACCAGAACTCTGGAGTGACTTCAAACCCGAGAAAAAATGCGAGTCAGACATATACTCGCCATGAGAAAAAGCAGACACGGAGTGCCTTCGAAACATTTTCTTTGACATATACTCGAGAATTTGTCCAGAAGTGCAATAAACGTGTCCATCTGATGCAGCAAGTTCACGCATGACGAACGTAATCATTGCACAAATACGTCTCGAATCATCTACACCGATACCGGTTTTCTGAGCCGCACTGTCCGCAGTGGCAAACCCGACACTTGGACATTCACAAAGTCTATATGGATCTTCACGAACAATATTTTTAGTTTGAATACCAAATTTCGTAAAAACATTTCTTACCTGAGCTGCATTTAACCCAAGATCCGTTAAAAAGATCGCGACAGTTCGACTTTCTGAGGCTTCAGTCCATTCCCTAACTATAGCATCGGCCTGAGTCTTTGTAAGAAATGGCAAACTACGAACTTGTTCCGGATCAGTATTTAAAGTATTAACTAATTCATCACCGAGGGCATCATATAATCTAGTGGCAGTAATCATTCCAATAGAAGGAACGTTAGCCATTAAATATATTATGATGCCGTTTCGTCCTTTTTCAGGAAGGACTTCACAGTCGGTGGCATTGAATTGCTTGCCGAATTTTTCATGAACTTCGTAACCACCGGTAAACTTAGCTTTCAGACCAGTTGCGATAGACACTCCAGGAAATGTTCCACGAATCGTAACTTGCTGTGAATTGTTATCAAGCGTGGCCTTAACAATGTAAAAACCGGTTTGACGATTCTGAAATTGAATACCAGATACTTTTGCGGTAATTTGCTCCATGAGCACCTCGAAATCAAGAAGCGTTGGAACCCATCATCTTATACAGGTCAGACTCAGAGATTACCTGAACACCATGTTTCTTAGCGCTCTTCATCTTGGAACTAGTGGTATCAGAGTCATTAGTAACAAGGTATGACAAACCGGAACCAACAGAACTTTTCGAAACCCCTCCAGCGTCCATAATCATTTTTTCAACAGCTTTTCTAGGTTTTGAAGTAGATCCGGTTATACAAAAAGATTTTCCAGAAAGAAGACCACCAACCGGTTTTTTAAGATCAAGAACCTCTGACAAGTCGAGTATAGCACGGTGATGTTCTTGGAGACCGTCAAAAACTTGCCTCGCGGTCACTTCTCCAATATTCGGAATTTTCAAAAGTTCTTCGTGAGTAACCGCTAAAACCTTGTCAACAGTATCATACCCGGCTTGAACGATATCCGTAGCCGTAGCAAGAGCAAAATTTGGAATGTTAAGTGACGCTAGGAGCAACTCAAGAGGAATTTTCTTACCTGCATGAAGAACTTCATAACATTTCTGCGCCATTTTCTGGCCGGATGTACACATAACTAAGTCATCGATAGTTAATTTATATAGATCGGCAATGGATTGTATGCGAGGATTATTTGGATCAGTGAGCTCGTCTATGAGGGCATCACCCCAATGAAGTAGACCAAGTCTCATAATCCATACTTTTATAGACCCGGCAAGCTTCGCAGAGCAAGACCGATTTCGACACCAAAGGAAGAAACCCTCGGTGGAAGTTGGTCCATTACATATAGGACAAAAGTCCGGAATTTTAAAGCGATCCTGGTCTCCCATAAGGAAGAGTACAGGACAGAAAGTCAGCTTTACTCAGCAGCTTGTTCCTGAGTCTCTTCAGGAGCTTCATAATCTTCTTCAGATTCCTCCTCTTCCTCTTCTTGCCCCTCTTCCTCAGCTCCGGAAGGCTCCTGGCTCATATCAGGTGTTTCAGTATCGTAGGAAGGAGGGGTCTCACCAGCGGGAGTTCCACCGGCACCGGCTTCAACATCATCCAGTGATTGGTTCTTCGGGATAGGCGCCCCTCCCTCATCACCATAGGTATATTCAGACTGAAGCATCTCATATTTACCTTCATAAAAGGCCTTCGAGAAGGTCGAGAGTTCGTCTCCAATAGCAAGAACAGCTTCCGAAATCTTTGAGAGCCGGGCGAGTTCCTCCCCAGCAAAGTCTCCCTGAAGTCGGGCGAGTTTAGCATATAAAACGTGAGTGTCTTTTAAGACGTCAGCAACGTAAGAATTAACGCGTTGCCACTCACCGTCACGATCTTCGGTAGCAACACGATTAAAAATACTTTGTCGTACTTCAGAAGCTATACGGGAAAATTCAGTCCGAGGCTCATCAGACGTGGCTTTTTGAACTTCGGATGCAGCGTTGCGAAATATAGTGGTCATAGTTTTCCCTTTACAGCAGAAGGTAACAAAGGGTCTAGAAAATTAGAAAGGATACTATACTATTAAGTAAAGAACTCTCGAGCGTAGTTTTTTAGATGTCACAAAATCGTATCAATGAACTAAGGTCAAGTCTCAAAAAATGGAGAGACGCATATTATAACTTGGATCCGAAAGTTTCAGACCAAGAATATGACTCAGCCAGGGATGAACTGGCAGGACTATCTCCAGATGATACGGAAATTATTGCAATAGGTGCGACACCATCTCAACACTCTGTATGGGAAAAAGTTCGACACGAAATACCGATGGGATCACTCGGAAAAGCAAATTCTGAGAAAGAAATTGATGACTGGATTGAAAAAACAGGCGCAAAAGAGTGGTTCATAACACACAAAATTGATGGATCATCCATGGAGCTCGTTTACAAGTCCGGAAAACTAATAAGATGCGTAACTCGAGGGGATGGAATTATCGGTGAAGATGTGACAGTAAATGTGTCAAAAATTCCATCAGTCCCGAAATCTTTACCGATGCCTATAGATACGATTGTACGCGGGGAAATAGTGATGTTGAAGAGTGTATTCACTCAGAAATACTCAGAAGAATATGCAAATCCACGAAACACAGCAGCCGGAAAAGTGCGTGAAAAGAAAGGTGGAGGAGAAGCGTGTAAAGACCTTGAGTTTCTCGCCTATTGGATTCATTTCGAAAAACAGGCAGATAAGCAAAATGGCATGTTTGCATCCATACTTTGGCTCAAAGAGAATGGATTTAAAACTCCGACATGCACTGTAAGTCGAAATCTAGATACTATTAAATCGGTATATACTGATCAGTCGACAAAAAGAGACGATATAGATTATGAAATAGATGGAATGGTTGTTTCCGTCGAAGATTTAAATCTAATCGAAGAGTTAGGTTCAATTAATGGGCGACCAAGAGGTCAGATCGCGTGGAAATTTGATCCCGCCATGCGAGAAACAAGAATAGTTGACGTAAAATGGCAAGTCGGTAACTCTGGAAGAATAACGCCTGTAGCAGTAGTAGAACCGGTTGATGTCGGAGGAGTTACAATAACAAATATATCCCTACATAACCTATCACTATTTCGAGATCTCGCCTTAAATAAAGGAAATCGAGTCCTTGTGTCACGTAGAAACGACGTCATTCCGTTTTTAGAAAAGAACCTAGATATTGATATTGATCAAGAGTGACATTACAATATGATTAAACAACACAGATGGTCAGGATGGCCCGGGGCTTTCTGCCTAGATTGCTTCGCAGAAGACCAAGGCGAAGCATGCTTAGTTGACGAATGTTATGGCGCCATACAGTGCATTAAAGGACATATTCAATGTGAAGAACATGAATATATCGGTTGTGAAAAACACAAAAATTCACCATGCACTAAATAAAATCAGACTTGAATTTCACCGATATACGGAAGGTTCCGATGTTTCTCCTGATAATCCATACCATATCCAACAACAAACTTATCTTCAATAGTAAACCCGGTATAATCGATTTTCACTGGAACTCGAGTTCTACACGATTTATGTAAAAGAGCACAAATCGAAATGGAAGCTGGTTCTCTAGTTTGAAGAATTTTAATTAAGTGTTGAATTGTAAGTCCAGAATCAACAATATCCTCAACAATAAGTATATCTTTTCCCTTAATAGACCGTGTTAAGTCATGAGTGATCATAATGGAACCGGAAGACGTTCCACCATTATACGAACTAATACCGAGAAAATCAACAAACGTATCCGGAAGCTTAATGGTCCGAATCAGATCACCAGCAAAAACAAAAGACCCCTTTAACACAGGAATCATCGTTAATGGACTCCTAGCGAAATCCTGAGTGATAGCCTGTCCGATCCACGAAATGCGATTAGCGATACTAGACGCTGATATCAATTCGCGAATCGGCATATTAATGTTCCTCGCTCTGAGACTGAACTTTCTGCATCATTGCTTCAATGGCTTCCATTGCATCGAAAGCAACGCACGTCACACGAACACGTTTACCGAGGAGGGATCGAAGAAGCGCTTGATTCGAAAAAGCAATTCCTTCGTCGTCAACTATGACGACTTCTCCGGTATCTGGATCAGTTTGAACAATTCCATCAACAATTGTACCAGCATCATATCCGTGAGAAAAACGATCTCGATCGTTGTTATAGTCCATGGTGTTGTTTCAACTACAACCTGTCGTAGTTCCACATGAGGAACAAAGATAACAAGAACCATTACGTTGAGTTATGTTACCACAACGAGCACATGGAGGACCGCCAAGGTTCTTACGCGGCGTCTTTATCGTAGCATCAGTAGAATGTAACGGAGGCGGCGGTATTGAAGGCGGCGATGAATGGTATTGATCCGATACTTCATCCTTCGCAATGCTTTCATTAACGTCGTTGTCCGACTCATCAGAACGATTAGAAAGACCGGAGTGTTCCCCATTATAATAATGAACATCAAGAACTTTGAACATATAATCATATAAACTCTTAGCAAACCGAACTTTCTTGTTCGTTGTCATCCCAGCGGGTTCAAATCGGGTATCGATGAAACTTGAAATAAGTTTCGGTAAAGGAATCCCGTATTGAATGGCAATAGAACAGAGCTGGGTGAAACCATCTATCAGACCAGATACAGTGCTACCGGGTTTCCCGAGTTTAAGAAAGATTTCACCCGGACGACCGTCAGGATACTCACTAACAATAAGATATCCCTTATATCCGTCAATTTCAAACTTATGCCGCCAACTCTTAACATCATTCGGCATTTTCTCACGACGAACAACAGGAACTTGAATTTCACGAACAACTTCTCTGATGTTCATGTCAACGGCTTTTAAGGCCGCTTGCAGTGAATCCTTGGAGTCCTTCGTCGTGAGAGGCTGAGACGCCTTACACTTATCACGATATAGAGCTATACACTTCAAACCGAGACGCCACGATTCTTCATAAATCTTAGCAATCTCGTCAGAGGTAACGCTCTCAGGAAGATTAACAGTCTTGCTCATCGCACATGTAATAAGTGGCTGGATGGCAGCCATCATTTTGACATGCGCCATAGGCGATAGATACCGCGCCGATGGACCGGCAGGCATCGCAGTGTCGAAAACATGAATATGCTCGTCCTTTAGACCGGGAGCTCCTTCTATCGTGTCATTAGATTCGACATGATTGCAAATCTCTGCAACTTCATCTGTCGAATATCCGAGATTCACCAGGGCCTCGCGAACACCGAAGTTGATGAGCTTCATTACGCCGCCACCGACGAGCGACTTATAACTCACAAGTGAAAACGCCGGTTCGATACCAGTAGTGTTCATTCCCATCAGGAACGATATAGTTCCGAGTGGGGCCTGCAGTGTGGCTTGAGAGATATTATAGCCGTACTTTTCACCAAGAGAGATGGCTTCTTTCCAGACTTCAGCGGACAATGAAACCACGTCATCATTGACCGGATCCTTCGGAAGGTGCCAACGCTCGATGATTTTTGCATCAGCTTCCTGATGCATTCGCATCACGCGAAGCATATCTTCACGGTTCTTCTCGAATTCAGAGAATGCGCCGACACGAGCAGCAAGCTTTGCTGATGTTAGATAAACAATTCCGGTCATGAGAGATGCCATGCGAGCGGCAACAGCACGACCCTCATCGGAATCATATCCATAACCGAGATTCATGACGAGCGCACCAAGATCACCATAGTTAGTGCCAATGGGACGAAGCTTTATTGAATTAGACCCGATTTCGTCAGTCGGATATGCAGCCTTCGCAACAATAGCCATCTGAGCGGTACTAAAGATTCTCGTGGCTTGAGTAAATCTCTCAGGAACAAATTTGCGGCCATCGAAAAACTTCGTCAGGTTAATCGCACAGAGATTACAGGCTGTGTTGTCAACATGAAGGAATTCACTACAATTATGAGCAACAATCCCGTTTGCGATGAGCGAACTAGTTTCAGGCTCGGTAATGTCGTAAACGGGAACAATCTCACCATTGTTAATCACACGGACAACATCATCTGTCCATTTATCGCGGCCGTTATGATTAATTGAATCAGGAATATCGGAGAATCGAGCTTGTTTCCTATCAGAAAGCAATCCGATTGATTTCATAAGATTTCTGAAAGTTTTAAGACTCTGGCCAGTGATAACAAGATCATTTGTCTTCTCTTTCGAGAAATACGTTCGAGTTTCGCCCGACACTGTCGTATATGAAAACGTCGGTTTATCGTTAGGACGACGATCTTTGTAAAGAGTGCTGTTAACACCAAGATTCAAAAGAAGATCCTGGACTCCGCGTAGAAGTTCAAGACTAGTAGAACTAAAACGAGCGTCAACATTCTTCTTCGGTTGAATATTGAAAGTCCCATCTGCAGAAAAAAGACCAGCAAGAAATGCAAGTTGTTCCTGAACTGTTGATCGAAAAACGGCATCCATGACTTTTTTAGTCGGAGCTTTAGACCCAGGTTCACAAGCCCAGACCAACATGGATTCCCAAATGGCTTTCCTGTGAATCCGAATATAATCCGGGCTTTCACCGACAGATCCATTTTGATATTTTTGAGAGAATGGGATGTCTTGATCACGGAAAAATGCAAGAATCTTATCCATTGCATCTTTGTCATCTTTACCAAAAACGAGCCCAACTTCGTGAGTATTTCTACAAGGAAGTGCTTTCAAGATCCATCCATCACCAACAATCCACCCAGCAATCTTGTGCCACATGAGATCAAGACCAGATGACTCCGTCGAGTATGCACCAACTCCGGCTTGCAAACAAAGAACACTATCTTCCGTCAGATCGGATGCCTCTACCCACCCATCAGTCGTCATAAGACGATGATCAGGGGTTACCTTCAGTATTCTACCTCTTCTCGTATGAACTTCAACAACATTTTTCACACCAGTCGGAAAAACTGTGGCTGCTTTCAAAACAGGTCCATCTGGTGTTTGAACGAGAGTCAAAAATTTCGAAGAACAACCTGATGACTCGAATTCTGCACACAAATCTTCAATACGTACTAAGCCAAGCTCAGTGGCAATGCGAGTATCGGGATGGAAGCATGGATTTGAAGCACGAATCTTCCCATTCTTTGGGGTAGTGTGCCACTTGTTTATATTGTCGGAGAATTGAACGCCCGGGTCACCACAACGCCACGCAGCATCGGCAACTTCTTTCCAAATTTCACGAGCTTTGTAGTTATGAACTACTTTTCCACTCTTACGCTCACGAGTTTGCCATGAACCGTCATCGAGCATGGTTTGCATAAACGCGTCAGGAACAGATACAGAGTGATTTGCGTTCTGATATGGAACTATTTTGTATGCACCATTCGGGTCGTCATACTCTGCAGAATAACCAATAGAAACAAGATCATGAGCAAGCTTCTCCGACCACGACTTGCAACGAATGAAACCGGGACGACCATCACGTGTTTCAAGAATGTCAGGATGATCCATATCCATAACAACCATCTTCGCTGCGTTTCTCGTAGCACCACCCGATTTCATCGCACCAGCGTATGAATTATTCCCCTGCATCCAAGACATCGGACCAGAAGTATACGAACCAGCAGAAATCTTTTCATAAGAAGAACGGAGATTTGATAAATTAGCACCGGAGCCGGATCCACCACGGAAAATGGTAAGCTCTGACGTCTGAAAACGCATAATGTCATCAAGAGAATCTTCAACACCAGAAATGAAACAAGCCGAAGCTGCTTGTTTACGACCTTCAACACCAAGGTTAAACCAAACCGGAGAATTAAATGCTCCGTATTGATGCAAAAGAGCATGAATAAGCTCTTCTTCAAATACTTGAGCATCAATTTCAGTATTGAAAAAGTTCTGTTCTTCCGCCCAATTTCGAATGGCACAACAAACACGAGTAAACATTTGCTTTACTGATGTTTCACGAACACCATTAACAACACGAAGATATTTATCTGCTACAACATTTACGTTATTTTGAGTCCACCAAGCAGGAACCTCAATATTCTTTTGTTCGAAAACAATCTCACCTTTACCATTACGAATACAGGCATCAGCAGTCTTCCATTCAACTTGGTCAAACGGATGAGATCCTTCTGAGGTAAATACACGAGGCCAATGACCCGCATCGCGTGATATCAAGTCCTTAGTGGAGTGAGCCCTAAGGTTTACTACTGGTGCGGATATAGCCTCAGTGTTTGACATTCTTCACCTCCTCAGACATTCGAATAATTTCAGACTCTAAACCAAAACGAGCCGATTCATCACCGCGCTTATGCGCGACATCTAAATCGCAAAGAGTATGGAAACTAACCATTAAAGACTTCCTAGACCACAGACCACATCTTGTAGATATAAACTTTTTGAAAACGAACGGATGAACACCGAGAAGTTCAGCTGCGCGATCATCTGAAAGTTTACGTTCAAGTGCTTCTTCAAGTTTAAGTTGTTGCAATACGTGACGTTGCATGTACGCAATAATCCATCCAGTTTCTTCAGCTCGATCTTGTAACTTGTCATAGTAAGCAAGGGCCCTGACTGTATGTCCATCACATACAGCATCTATAACTTCACGCGGACTGATCTCCGCAGAGAAAATTATGAGAGAACGGGCTTCTTCTGGAGAAACAACGGTACCTGGAGAGGTTGCTGCGGCAAGTTTTTCAATTTCTGAATGAAGCTTACGCAGACACGTTCCTGAGTTCACAAAAAGAGCACCCGCAATCCTGCTTAGATCTATGTTAAAAGACTGGCCCTCTTTTAGAATCCACTTAGTTACTTCGTTATTGTTACTGAATGACTTTAACTTCGGAAAAACAAGAGAACGCTTCGCTCTTTTATCTTGAAGTACACGCTTTCCTGAAGGAGAAACACATATAAGTGTATCTATACCGGACTCAGGAAGATTTGGTATTTCTTTTACGTCCCAAAGGATAAAAACACGTGATATACCGGACATCAGCGGTACTTGTGAATCGTATGAATACGATTCAAGTCCTTCAGGAAGAGTATATTCAATAACTTCAGAAGCTAGTGATGAAGCTGCTTCTTGTCTTGCTGCTCTCTCCATCAAGAAGTCTTCTTCGCCACTGATAAGAATGAGAGAGGACATGAGTATCAAATTACATTAAGAGGTCGGAAACCATTCTCATCCAATGAACATCAGTATTGGCAGAAGTAGAATTAGATAAAACACTACAAAATTTAAGAATTGGAATCGATATAGACTTATTGAAAAAATATGGTTTACAAGCACAGCGAATCGTATGAATAACAGCATCACGAGTAAGACTATATCCATTTTCAAGATCGGATATTACTTTCGGTGGCTTTGAAAAAATAGACAGATCACGCTTTGCTGCAGAAATTATAGAGTTGTGAAGTTCTTCAAAACCACCGGTTTCCACAATTAGTTTATATAACTCCGGAAGACCACATGCCATCACAAGAATGTCGTTAGACACAGGAACGACGAGAGATGAAGCATATTCTCGCATTTCGTCCATAGAAAGTGGTGTAAATCTGATTTCTGCACGGATTCTAGAAGACAGAGCTGGTTGTAAAAGGCCGACATCGTACGCAATAAGTACGATGACTACAGAATCAGGAGGAGACTCAGACAACTTCAAGAGAGCATCCTGCGCTGGTTCAGAAAGACGATCAGCATCGTCTACGAGAATAACTTTTACTAGACCACCAACCGGCTCAGTACGGGCAAATTCAACAACTTCTCGAGCTCCGTCGATACCGGATCCCATTTCCATGAAATCCGATTCATGGAAATCTCTTGAGAGAAGTACTTTAATAGAAGTACTTTGACACAAAAAACGAGAACCAGTAATAGCAATGACCGACGGATTATTCGGGTTTTTCCTCAACAGAAAACTCTGGAGGCAGGATAGCTGGTTGTTGTTCCCCCGGTTCATTTTGAAGTAAAGGTCCCGACACCTTTATAATGGCAACACTAACTGAAAATATACATCTACAAGTTGCACACAGAAAATAATTAAATCGACCTGTAGCTTGTAAACTTGAACCGTCGTCAGGGCAGTAGAAAATCATATATTCAAACTACCACCAACCGGAACTGTCCAAACGTGCTGACATAATTTACAACGAAGCTGTACATATGAAGACCCATCAGGAGTGAGTTTCTCAGCTTGCATCCCTTGGCAGGCTTGCCCGCGAGTCGCAGCGTCATTTCCACGACGACACTTCATGTGGACCACAGGGTTTTCAGTTTTTTCAGTCATATCTATCTCCCGGAAAACTCTACCCGGAGATAAGCAGCAATGCGTTTTTTCAGGTCTTGTATAGGTTCAGATGAAAAAGCAGAGATCCGTCCGGGGCCATGTTTATTTTGAGAAAAAGCAATAGCGATTCGTCTACATATGATGAAGTCTTCTTCACGAAGAACGAATCGTTTCTCGAAGTATAATGGGAGAAATACATGAATATTTTCAGCGCCGTTCGGACCTGAAGCAACGGCGTAAGAAATTGAATACTGGCCGGAAATGAGTCCGACAACTACATCAGGGTAGTCTCTGATGATCGCATCCATCGGAATTGGTCGATCAAGATGACCTTTTACAACCCTATTTGCACGAGTTCCGTCCACATCACCATCCGTGATTGACAGAAGCTATCCTCGCAGCAATTCCGAGAATGGATGCCTGTCGAGAGCTAGCAGTTTCTTGCTTACGCTTCTCTCTAAGACTCTTCGTTGTCTTAGCTGAACCTTCAGGGTTCTCACTTGATGGGATAGTATCAACGTCAATCCCCTGTCCCTTGAGTTTTTTAACAAGAGACTCGTAGGTCTTCTTATCCTTATCAGAGATCGTCCCTTGTTCAGTTTCCCATTTAAGGCGAGAAATTTTTCGCTCATCAATACCGCGTTGATAGGACTCTTTCTCGGATTCTTTCTTCATTTCAAGGGCTTCAACATCACCCTCAGTTGTATCACTAAAGAAAGTGTCGTAAAGAACCTGTTGTTGTGCGGGAGATAGAACGTTCTCAACGAAATCTGTTATCTTAGTGAGAAGCTTTTTTCTCGTATCTCCAACAAATCCGGACCAACGCTTTTCATTCTTCTCAACAATGGCTTTTCCAGCCTCGGATTCAGAAAGCTTTTCTTTAAGCTTCGAGGCTTGTTTCATATTCTCTTTAATATCAGAACCGAAGCCACCTTCGTCTTCATAAAAGATGAGATCAAAAAGAGCAACTTCTTCCGGAGAAAAAGTCTCACGAAGATTCGGAACTTCGTCTTCGAGCAAATCCATGAATTCTTTAATAGCAGCTTGATCATCAAGCGCACGGCCTAAAGAACTCTCCGGATTGGTCGGCATTCTGCCTTCACCACCAGAAGGATCCCCACCTTCTTCACCTCTAGTCCCGAACGCTTCATCAATACTCTTAGTCTTTTGACTTTTCCAACCAGCCTTCGGGATAGGCTTAATGGTCGAAATATCGGTACCATCATACTCGAGGGTTTCCTCGAGTTGTTTCATTCGCTTGTCGTCATCAGGGCCCCATTTTTTAATATGGGTCTTACCTTCGTCTGTATCAAGAAGACGAGATTTTTGTTTCCCATCACCAACAAGATTCTGATTCTGTTTTCTGAAAAGAAGTTCGCCGTACTCTTCAGCCGGGTCTTTCTTTGATCTAAAACGAGACATCGACTGAGACATGGCAGTCGTTTTAACGTTATTTAATATATTATTGAGAGCCTGTTTCCATGTTTTGGCTCCCGGGGAGCCTTTTTTCGTAGGACCACGGAAGTCAAATTCCGGTCTGTCCTTCCGACCAACGATCTTAATCATGAAGTTTTGAACGGCGTCTAAAGCCTCTGCATAGTCTCCCTGCAGTTCCTTTTTGGCCTTACTGACCATCATATTACCGATCTGAGTGCCGTTCAGGTCTATTTCCCCGGCTTGATCAGGGTACTGACGTTTCAGAATTTCAAGGATATGCCGTCCTAGAGATGTCTCTATGTCTGCAGCAAGACGCAGCATAGCATAAATCAAACGGACTGACGCAGATATATGGGTATTGGCGACTTTAGTGGTCATCGCCATGAATAGGGCACAAAGGGCTTATTCAGTTGGAATATACGTCGGAAGTAGAACTAAGGATGGACGCACGGTTAATGGCGGATAGAACACGGTCTTCCGACATACCATAACGTAAAGAAACCTCAGAAACGCTGAATCCAGACATACGTAAAAAGTCAAAGAAATATGCACGAGCAATGATAGCAGAACCAAGACATACTCGCGGAGATAACATGTCGGAGACAGAACAACCATATCTCTCCGATATTTTAGATGCCATTGCCGTAATTATATCCGGACCGGCCCCACCGGCTCGAAGTTTCTTCAGTGCTGACTGACGAATCCGGTGAATTTTCTGAATTGGTTTACCGAGTTCGTTAGACATTTCACGAATTGAAATATCCTCAAGGTCAATCTTGGTGATAACCAACGATTCTTCTTCAGTCAATTCGCACGCTTTAACCATCCGTTCGAGGTCGTGTATATCTTCCGTTTCTTGAAACTTTTTAAAAGAAGAAACGTCACATAGTATGCGAGTTTTTCCTTCTTCAGTCGTATCATCAGTCTCCCAGGAGACTTGATCCTTATCGGAAAGCTCAGGAGACTTACCGTTATTGAAAACCATTGAATGAATGTCATTTGAACGAGACATTCGTTTGAAGTCGTTTACAACTTCATTATCGATTATTTTCTCGGCATATTTCAGAAGTCCAGCATCAATGCCATGTTTACGATCAGTTCGCATGATGTAAAGAGGAGTGTTCTTGACTTTATTCGTTTGATGCCAACCGCGTAAGAACGGTTTGAGTTGAGAGTCATTCCAACGAAGTTTTGACGCTGCAACAGCAACGGACGGGTCCCCCCAGTTATTTGCAAGGGAAAGACGGCGTGATGCTAAGATAGAACGACCATGATCGCATTCAAGGCAACCACCACCGATGCAAACATGCTCAGTAAACTCAGCGGGTTTAATACGACCCTGGCGATACATTGATTGAAGAAGAGTATACTGAGTTTCCGGATAACCGAGCAAACGTAAAAACTTACCGGAGTCTATCGTATGATTTTGAGGAGAATAGTAGTATCTCTCATGATCAAATTTCGCAAATTCAAGAATGTCAGATACACGCCACAATGAATTTGCGCAAGAACGCAAACAACCACGGTCTTGATCATGGCGACGAACACAAGCCTTGTTCGTACATAAACCATTCGGAATGTCGACCGGAAAAATACTTCCGATATATACAATCGATACTTCGCCAAGAATTCTCTCAGCTTGAGACCGATCAACAAGTTCATCAGATAGGTGTTTGAAAAACCACCGACCAATGAAATCTTTTGAAAGGAGGCGGAGCCGCACATTCTGCGCGGTGTCTAACGCTCTCTCTTTATCCCGTTTAAAATGCCGAACAACTTTGGCATAAGTCCAGTTATACCATTGTTGGGTAAACGACTTATTCGTAGGGATGACTATGCTGACGTACGCGCGCTTCATCAGTTTCTCCATGCGCCGGTTGTCCCAGCGACTAGCGGAGTTGAACTACTAGAATAACGGAAAATCCGTTACCCACCAGTCACACTACCACAAAAGATCAAAAAACACAAGGCTTTTGAGACTCAAGACATTACTTCACCGTTGGTTCGATTTCCAAATATTGAGTAAAGCCCGCAAGCCCGGGTCTAGACCCATATTTAAGAATACGTCTTTTAATTAAGTAAGGACCCTCAATTATTCTCGAGCGCTTCGTTACCTTATCTCTAACAGTCATTTGTTCAAAGACAATCTCGGAACCGGGAGAAAGGATAGGTGTAAGCCCAACCCTAAATTCAAGGTGTGCCGGGAGATCCGTGAAAACGATAACTGTTCTTACCCCACACATCCCATTCACCGGGTCCGTAAATGACCCCTTATTCCTATCAAGCTACTCTTCATGACTCGCCTCCACATCTGACTCCGTCTCCGACTCTGTCTCTATCTCTGCTAACTCTGCTTCGCTACGTTGTGTAAAAACAAGAACGGGATCGAAAAAAGAAAAAGAAAAGATCAGATCTTTCAACTAAGAAGCTTACGGATTAACCGGGCGGACTTAGTTCTGAGAGTATACCCATGCACAAGAGCTTGTAAGGTATATCCCATACTTTTTCTTCGAATCTTCCTGGAACACGCCGCTGATCTTTACTTCTAGATTCGGGGACGAAACACTTCTGACAGCTCTTGAAGTGTTCCTCCTCGCCAGACCTCTATAACGATATATTGTCATGTATGGTCTGCAGTCCGCGTTCTTGTGAGCAAACTCTACAGTTAAAACTTAAAATGAGATCGATATAGTTCCAAGATGATAAAGGCAACGAAAACGCCTAGGAAGACAAAGAAGGCTCCAGAGCTACCTAACGACGTCGAAATCAAAGAGGCGGTAGAGAAATGTATCAAGAGAATCGCGGGACCGGTTGAAGCATCATATTTACGCGTATGGCTTTTGGAAGTGGTCCGGAACAATGCTATCCCGATAAGCCTTCTTGAGTATCTTCCAGTCCCAGCAGCGGAAGTTGGAAAAACAAGATTTGATCAGTTATATGACGCTTCCATGGCTCTAGTATACCCCGGTTATTCGAAAGAAACGCTTGAAAGACTTCTAGGGCCTTCACCAAAAAAAGGCATCAAAATATGGAGGGTAATTCTTCCAGAAAAATTCAAGATAGCTCATGTCTTAATACGGGCAGAAAGTTTTCAAAAAGCGTTTGCTTTAGGGTGTGATTATACGTGTAGGATGTCTCTCCGCTTATACGGGAAGATACCGACTGATGTGACCATAAGAGTGATCTATATGACCGAAAGAGCTTTAAGAAGATATCTAGATTTAAAGTGGGCGAATAGAACATCACGTCGTAGAAAATTTAAACTCGAGGGTAGAGAAATAACGCAAAGGCAGATAAACGGGGTTCGTTTGTTTGCTCTCGGTTCTACGAAAAGTCCTTTGTATAGTGTGGCCAGATATTGTGAGAAAAAAGATTTGGACCGTGTAAGAAAATCAAAAGGACTTTCACGAGAGTCGTCTGTGGAGACCGAATCTAGGCAAGCGTAAGTTATGGGTAAGTCTAGTACGGACTGTAAATAATTTAAGACTGGAGACTAAAATGCAAGAGGGAAAACTGAACGTGTTGTTGGACGCATTCTGGGGGTCATCCGGTAAAGGAAAGACGTCCGCATGGCTTGCCGATAAATTCGGGGTAACACGAGTCTCAAGTTCAAATTTCCCGAATGCAGGTCATACAGCCGCATTTGAAGATGGCACGAAGTTCATAGCAAAAGCTATTCCGACGGCTGCAATCTTAAAGAAAGTTAAAGGAGTCGGGATGCAGTGCTGGTTATCTCCTGGTTCCGGATATGACTGGAATCAACTAATTAAAGAATGGGTTGAATCTGAAAAGCCGGAGATCAATATCCACTCACGTGCGTCAATCGTAACAGCAGAACACAAACAACGTGAAGCCAGTGGTTCAGAATCTACGAAGCATATTGCAAGTACGATGCAGGGTTCAGCCACAGCGATTGTTGACAAAGTCTTACGAAAAGCAGACTGTCAACTTGCAGAAACGATCGACCCGCGCATTATGATTGAGTCTCTATATGAGTCAAATCCAGTAACGCGTGATATTTTAGATCGTAGCGGAGCTTTACAAGAAATTGATCGAATTCGTGTTGTTGATGCGTTAGTTTTTCGTAAACTAACTCATAGAGCACTTCGAAGCGGCCATACTTGGTTACATGAAGGCTCTCAAGGATACGCGCTTTCCATTGATCACGGATCTCATTATCCATTTTGTACGAGTCGAAACTGTTCAGTTCAAGCTGCCATGGATCATATGGCGGTTCCCCCGTCGATGGTAGGTGATGTTTATTTAAATCTACGAACTTTTCCAATTCGAGTAGGAAATGTCATTGAAGACGGAGTCCAAAAAGGTTTTTCCGGTGACTTTTATCCTGACTGTCGTGAAATGACATGGGAAGAAGTCGCGGCTGAGTCTGGTATGCCTCCTGAAGAAGCTAGAATGCTTGCTGAACGTGAAAGAACCACAGTTACGAAGAGAATTCGACGTGTCTGTAATTTTTCGTTTGAAGGACTTAAGGACGCTGTAGCAGTAAATGGCGCGACGAAACTAGTTATGAATTTTATTCAGTATATTAATTGGGAAGATGCCGGATGTGTTGAATTCGACAAACTTTCAAAAAAGAGTCGCGAGTTTATTTCGAAAGTTGAAGAAACTGTAAACGTTCCGGTCGTTTTAGTTGGAACCGGAGCACTTCATAATGAAATGATTAGTCGCTTGTGATTTGTTACGGGACCCAATCGGAGACCGTCTGGCTGCCTCAAGGACTTCCTGCAAAAATATTTGGACCATGTAGATATGAAGCGATTAAGCTTATCGAAGTAAAAAATCGCTTCATCAATAAATTAGTCATACGTCCTGCATGCAAGTCATGTATAGAAAGTATGGATTGTGTTGTCCTTGATGATGATTTATTCATCATATGGGAAATAATGAATTCATGAGTTCAAAAGTATTCGGCGTCGGCGACGTTACAATATGTTCAAATCAAGAAGAACTACGATTATATGTAGGTCATCTTGAGGTGAGTTACATTAAAAAACTGGAAGTGAAATTCGAGAATAATAAAGCATATATAGATGTATCGTTCTTCACCAGTCATGAACCAGAAACAGCTAAATCAATAGAAGAAGCTGTTAGAACTGTCAAAACTATTCCATGGATTCGCGTTAATCCGTAGTATTATCGCGTTTTTTACGCTTCAGGTGTATACCAATTTGGTCAGGATTAGCATTCATATATTCATAGCATGATTGAAAATACCCGTGTACCGGTTTGGCGGCGTCACGTAGCATGAGAGCTTCGAAAATTATTTGTTTATTAACTTCAGACCACAACCATTGTTCTGTAATTGGAACGTCCGGCGCGCTTTGACTCCAAACATTTCCATAAGGAAACATCATTAAAATGAATTCTTTTTTATCAAAATGTGGTTGCGGGAATGCTATAAACTCTTCTTTTCGTTTAATTGACAAATAAACACCATCTGGGAGATCTATCCCTTCAGGGGTTTTCGTTACCCATCGCTTAATTGACATCCATTTAACTTCAGGAGCTTTAAGACCCATCCCTTTCCGACATGAAAGAGAACAGTTGTAAAGAGCGGAAGGTGATAGGTTGGACTCCCATGGCTTAAACCCATTCGGTATGTTACTGAATGAGTGGAGGGACTTAATGAATGGTGTCTTCATCACCGAAACCCGTTGCTGTACTTTTCGTAAGATTTCTGAATCCATCAGGAGAACTCCATAATGACGACCGGGCCGGATGTCTTTTGTCTTCGAGGTGTCGATGGTCGACTCCTCCCGCCAGCTGTCCAAGCAACTGTACTAGCTAAATATTCACGATCCCCATTATCAGCTCGCGAGATTGTTCAGAAACTGACTGAAGAAGAGGCTGACAAATTTCAGGAGAAATTTGTAATTGAGTATAACCACTCAAGTGTAGCTGAGTTAGCAGCTATACCAGTTTGTTTTGAAGGAGTTTCAATCGTCGCGTCAAAATTCCTCGAGTCTTTTCAACGAATGGGTTATTCCGAGAAGAGTACTAGATATCAAATTTTCACTAGAAACTCTTTTATCACCCCTCCAGGAGCTCCTTCAACTATGAAGGAATTCGCAGCCCGGTTTTATGACACATATGAACGTTTATATCCGCGTGTAATTCGTAGATGTGCAGAGCTGATGGGGAAAGACCCAAATGACCCAAAGGTATTAGAAGATAGAACCGTAAAAGCAAGAGCCTTTGATAATGTCAGATACCTCTTGCCTGCTGGCACAGGAACTAATTTGGCCGCTGTTGGATTTCTTCGTGATTTCCGCTATATGATTCAAGAGGCACGCGGACATTCAAACCCAGAGATTCGTGCTCTTGGTGATGATACTCATAAAGCCGTTTCAGAAATTTGTCCAGTTTTGGTTAAAAAAGCCGACGCGGACACCTTTGAACCGACGATTAAATCACTTGGAAATCTGCCATCAACCATAAATTTTGAGAAACCGTCATGGTATGTTGGTTTATATAAACCACACACTCTCGGTGAACCGGAACTTGTCCAAAAAGCCTTCATTTCTACATTGGCTGATCGGTATGGAATGAGTTGGTCTGCATTCAGCAAACTCATGGAAGAACGTGGGAAAAGAGCCGTACCTAAAATTTTTCGGACTGTCAGAATATCATTCGATATGATGATGGACTATGGTGCATTTCGAGATTTACAAAGACATCGTCGTTGCGAACAGTATGTAGAACCGCTAACTTCACATTACGGCTATTTAGTTCCAGACGATATAATCGGTACTGACATGGAAGCCGAATACCGAACTACGATGGAGCAGGTCCATTTATATGAAGATGATCGCGTGTCACATGACATGGACCTGATGCAGTATGTAATACCTCTTGGGTACTTACATAGATCAGTCTTCGAAATGGACCTTCAAGAGTTATACTATATGACTGAGCTCAGAACTCAGCCACAAGGACACATTTCATATAGAAGAGTCGCTTATGAAATGGCAAAGGTCGGCACGAAGTTGTATCCAGAGTTGATGCAGTGGTGTAAGGCGACTGCTCCAGATAACATCGGACTTCACACTTAATTCCAGATGAAACAAACAAGATACGCAGAATGGATTAAAGAGTGGTGTAAGGAAACTGCTCGTAATGGTCTCCGAAGTCGTATTCAAGACTCGGTAGAAGCTGCAGTTCAAAGTGGAATGTCAGATGAAATCATACTGAATGAAGCAAAAAAAGCCATTCGAAGGGCAAAAAGAAAACGGGCTAAGTATGAGACTTCGGATACATCATCTCAGCATTCCATGAAATTGTCTCCCGTTCATGAAGTACCGGCATGGCAAAAATCTTCGTAAGTTCCATATCAACTTGTTTTGTTTCTTCGTCATAAACCGGGACATACGCGATAGTTAGGCATGGACCTCCTTTGTCACGGGCTTTTAGACTTTCTGGCGATAAGATCATAGGGTCGACGGGCTCCCTCCCATACCCACCGACAATCTGGCAGTATTCTGCTGGTTTATTCGGCATCCGTAATGGACTGGAACCGAAACGGTGACATGAACTTGAAATTCTACATTTTTTACAGTCCATTTTAAGAACATTTGGCATAAAGCACGTTACCATCAGAACATTTTTATTGCTTTTATATTGTATGCTTCTTGATAATAGCGAAGTTGAAACAATCAGAGACCAGGGTCGTGAATTACGCGACCGAGGGTTTATGGAGGTCAACCTCGTCTCCGGATATTTTTCTTGGGCAAATGAATATGCGCTCGACAAGTATGGGATAACCCTTGAACAACTGCAAAGACTGACCATATTTGATCTTGTTCCGGAAGAATTCCATGATGACGTCAGAAACACGGTTTCTGATCAGGTAAACGGGAAATACCACAAGTTTTCAATCTGGCCCGGGAAATGTCAAGAGGGGAAGCTTATATGGTGGTATTCAACACGTGTAAAAGTTAATGGTCCTTCATACTGGTTTAAAATAGAATACTTGAACATAACCGATGGTTACGGTCCACAATATTCTTCCATGAGGGCCGCTATGGAAACAACTAACAGTTACAATGATCTATATAATAGATTCACTGAACTTCGAAGTTGGACTGAAGAAAGTGTCCACCGTCTTGAAAAAGAAACTGCTGAAACTAGAGAAGCGATCAATAGTTTAAGAGACCAAATGCGTTCTTGCCTGGCTGCAGCAAATAGAGCGGCAAATGCAGCACTTGAAAATGTTCACGTCATAAACAAATTTAAACAAGATATGTCAAATGAGTTATCAAATCATACGACAGAAATTCTTAGACTCATCACGACTGATGCCGTACATGGTCAGCGGATGGAAGCTTTTAACGGTCATATGAAGACAGTTGAAAACCGTGTAGAAGAAGAGTTCGAAAAACATATAAAAAACACTACGAGTCAAGCTGTCATGTCAATCAGAGTTCAAGCTGAGAACTCTGGAAAAGGACTTACGAAGAGAGTTACTATTCCAGTTGGCGTAATCGCCACTATCGCCACTATCGTTCAGTGGATGCTGACTCATCTCATAAAATAGCTTAGCTACTATGGATTATTTCTACGGATTTAGCGAAATGATCCGCCATCACAATCGATGCTTCGGTATTCGGAAGAATTGATCGAACTCCGTTAAAAATTTCAATCAACCAGTTCGAATTAATGTCGAATGGAATATCGTAAAGAATTTTTCCGTCATTATAATCAATCATGGTAATACGATTCTCGAGAGCAAGTTCGTAGCAAATTCTCGAGAGTCGGTGGATCTTTTTAAAATCTCCGGGAGTAGCATTTTCCTGTCGGGCGTTCCTCCGAATTTCCTCGGACAGAGTATCAATGAGTTGTCTGGACCTCCACTCTTCCAGTTCAATCTCCAAAAAACCATCTTGGAGTCTCCATTTTACCTCACCGTGCCCAGTATTCCAAATAGAGTATTTACCCATCATAGTATACTTACAGTTAACCCACGTGAATTTACGAATAACTACATATCATGTTCAAAGTCATCGGGCTTCTTGAAAGGCTTCGTGGGTCTTTCGGTCAGGTCAGGAGAGCGTTTCTTGGCCTTCTGAGCAGCCTTGGCCTTCTGAACGCTTTCAGACTTGCAAAAGTCTTGGAAAGCTGCTATCGGGTCCTCAGTAACCCCTTCTTTCAGGATATCCGTCCCATTTATACCGAATTGATAATTCCACAAAAGATGATCAACTGAAACAGTAGCTTCAAAAATTTCTCCAATATCAACTGTCATGACAGTTGAATAGTCATCCCCATCAACCTTAACCTTCCAACCTTTTTCGGCCATATCTGCTCTCAGATTGGCGATATCTTTTATTTCATCATCATCTAAACCGAAAACTGTAGAGAAAATTTTTCGTACCGATGTTACATCAATATCACCAGCCATAATCGCCATGGCTCGACGTAAAGTTTTAAATAAACGCTTTGGCCCTATTGAACCGTTATCAATACTACTCGACAAATGAAGAAGAGTGCTGCATAGGTCATCAGGACTCATAGACATTCTATTTTTAAAATATTCGTCGCCTAAAGTTCCGGTACTGATAAAGTCAATGATAAACTCGACCGGATTATCGGTTATACTTTCATCTGAATCAGATGAGTTATCCTTATCTTTAATCTTAACATAATATAAAGTTGAATCTGGTTCTACTTTCACATTATATGTACCGGACCACGCGGTAAGAATACCGTCATCAACAACTGATCGCCAGTTGTCTTTATCATCACGATTACTACCATGACTGCCCTTAAAGAAATAGGAAAGTTCTTTAAGAGTAACTGAACTTACATGAGTTCGCATCATATATATTATTTGGTATAGAAAACTTACTAAGAATTGACAGCTTCTATAATTTTCTCAGAAAGTTGATCCGGTCCAGGAGCTTCGTCTACAGAAAGATGGAATCCGGCAGCTCGTTCGTGACCTCCCCCACCGTAATACTTAGCGATGACGTTAGCTGCAATCTTTTCGTTCGTTCTTATGGAAACGCTGATCTTCATCGCTCCGTCTTCGAACAAGTGAAAATAACCGATTGCTACATCAGCACCTTCATTTAGAAGTGTGTGCGCAACATCCGATATAATTTTTTCCGTGCAGTTAAAATAGGCGGTTTTCAGTTCCCCGATTTTGGTTTGAATTGGTTTCAAGTATGCGCCACGTGCAACAAGCTTCGTTTTACGTTCTGCTTGCTCGAGAAGAGATAAACCAAGACCACTTAATTCATTGAACTGAAAATCACCAGAACCGACTATTTCAATCAATTTCTTCGAACCATGAAACTGAAGAGCCATTGCCTGCGCGCATGCTTCTCTCCATCTCGGATGGTCCTGTTTCCACGTATCTCGAATCATGGCGAGTTCAGCCAAATCTCTCCATCGGGCCAAATCTTGAATTTCGCCGTTTCCAGATCCTGCAATAGCAGAAAGAACATGATCATATGCTAGCATGGCTCCAGAATGCGTCTCATTTAGTCCATATATACCACCAAGACCTTCAGTCACCTGTTTGGCGGTTTCGTGGTGGTCTAGAATTATCGGAGAATACGCTTTCCATTCCTCCCATCGAGGAATTGGTGGTGTGATATCAACGAAAAGTTGACCACTACGAGGCTCAAGCCTCGACATAAAATCAGTTCCATACTGAATCGAATAAAATTCAACGTCCGGACCAAGAGCGGCGCGACAAATCATCGCCGCAGCAGTCCCATCGGGACATGACTCATGGAACAGAACTTCCTTCACCATTTTTAATTGATCGATGGTTATCATGGTATGTATGTTTCCTGTAGTTCTGGAAGAACAAATGATGGGTCCCAGTTTTTACCGACCCAGGATGGACTAGAGCATGTCTTTACAATAATGTCTATATTATTGTAAAGATCGTCGAGAGTCGAGTCATTGTTAATGATGAAATCGTATGCAGCGTCACGAATGCGAGTTTGTTCAGTTTCTGACCGATGATTGAATGGAGGTTTCGTGACTGTCGGACGCTTAATTCTGATGAGCACCGGAACGAGAGTTTCATCTGCCGCGTTCTTAGCAAGACGGTGTTCATGAATATGGCGAAAATCAGAAAAACAAGTTATAGATAATAATTTTTCGGAGCCGAAATCCGAATTATAATATGGTGGACCCTTTAGTGTGATTCCATTTGATTTAGAATAAACGCACCTACCAGCTGCGAGCATGCGATGGTCTTCGATGCCTTTCCGTATCCATGTATCCGCATAAAGAGTATTCATGAGCTCCATATACTTTTGGAGCGATTCTCGTGGAGAGAGCCACAGAACTGAATCACCTTCTCGAGCAAAGAAACGAAATAAATCTGCCGCATCTTTATTATTTATCTGATATGGTTTGTTTGTAAATAATGCTCCAATATGTGAATTTCGTTTTAACCATGACGAACACCATACAGGTCCGCTACCTGATATGAATGGCTTCCCATCCATATCTACGTATGGTCTACCATGGTCGTCTTCAGCAGGAAAAATGTCATCTGGAACATCTCCTTCCCATGGTCGCAGTCGAACTTCATCGATGACCGGTTTCGGGTATCTTCGATCACCGGCATTCCGAAATGCCGATGGACCCCACAGTTGTTCATCAGAAAATCCGTAAGCGTCTTTCATATGACGCTTTCCCGGATCAGCTAAACCGGTGTGGACAGCACCATGAATTTTAACAAGCCTACCGGCACATTCGTCTTTGCCGGTTCCGGCCCATCCGGAAACACACACCATTAGATGTCGCATATCAGATATTACACTGAGAATTAGCGTCCGTCGACGCTTTTAATTTGAATAGTTCCGAAAGTAGATGCAGAGTACCAAAGTGCAAGGTCTACAATTCCGAGAGGAACGTCATCTTCTTCTCTCATTGAACGGCACATCTCTTCACAATCTTTGAAACCCCAGTGTTCAGCCATACGTACAAGATGCAAGTCTGGTTTCACACAATTGAGAAGTCCAATATTTCTACCAAGATGGTACCTGGTTATCTTCCCTATGTACGGCAGTTTTCCAATTTCTTCCACGCTTGAAAGATTCTGGTTTTTCCAGTCACTCCATCCCATTTTATTATTTACGTCGTTTACTAATTTTTTCGCAGTTGAATGAATGGCTTTCGCTTTTTGAGGATTGTTGCAAACAAGTTTAACCCTCTTCATTACGTCATCAAATTTTTCAAGTCCACATTCGTCCCATGGGCTATATGCTTCAAGAAGTTTTGGCATAAAACTACCAACGGCTTTTGCTGAAAAGCCCGTCGCATGCACGACCCATATATACTCAACAAAGAAAAAATCAGGAGTTACATCTTCTAACTTAACAGAAGAAATTCGGTCTACTTCATCACCATAGAATTTCTTCGCAAAGGCCATCGCCTTTTCGTAATAAGCTCGAGGTCCGGCTGAAATATCGGGTCGAAAATCTTCAGTTCCAGAAAGGATTCGATGTGGTTCCATCTTCGTATTCTAGGCAGAGAGTTACATTTTCATTCCAACTAAGAAAGACATCTCGTTTCCACTGCCCTGGAACAACATTACACTCGTCATCAACAAATCCATTCCAACATTGTGAACAAAACATAGTACAACACCCATGTGCCGTAAATCTACGTACATTCTCATGGATGATTCCACACTGATGGCACGACCCTCTTTCTGGGTTCCATAAAACGTGTACCTCTTCCATACTTCTATCGTCAGAATAGAGAGCGATTGCCTCGACTTCTGGCCTTGCTATACACTTTCTAGAACGTCCCATCAGATGTAATCTCTCACATGTCCTTGAAAACGTTTAGTGTTCTGTACCATGAAGGCAGAGTCTGTTATCTAACTAATTCAGAATCTGAGTGGAAAGCAACCGTAGAATGCTACGGAGTCAAAAAAGCGTTTCGCTTTTCGTACAACGGAAAACATCCGATCCAAATTGGAGAATGGGTAAGATTTCGAGGTTCCACCAAAATTGACTCTGAAAGTAAAAAGGGTGATGAATACTACCATAATCCTCATGATGACAGTCCGAGGAAAGTATGGGAATTTTTCGAAATGATTGATGGTACAGAGGTACAAATCATTCCTACTCCAGAAATATTTCAGTGTCTCAAAAAGACCATGACTTATATCCGTCGTCATGTTGAATCATGGACAGCGAACTCCGGGTCAATAGAGCTTAAAGAGACAATATCCTCGTTAGAAGCAGCAATCGAAACGCTTCGACCAATATTACAATATCAAGAGAAAATAGAAGCTGATAGAAGTATTCGAATTGAAACGATAGACATCACGGTTTAGTCTTTTCTGTCGTGTTAGCTTTAACACCCATTCCGGCGAGGGCTTCGATGACCATTTGAAGATTTGCCTGTGGTGATTTATTCCTTATGTCAGGTATACTTGGCATGAGAAGCCCGTTTCTTCTCTTAAGTTCTTCAGAAGCACAGTCAAGGAGCTCAAAAAGCTCATCATCATTAATTTCTTGAATTTTTGACTTGATTTCTAAAAGTATTTCGGAAAACATATATAACTGTACCACAAAATGTCAAAATCGGAATTAAAAAGTGTTCATATCCATGATCGTATAAATTCTAATGGTTTTAACCTCGTAGTTCGTTTTACAAATGTTTCTTTCGTAGTTCCCTTAAATGATGGACTAAATGCTGATGAAATTCTTCATTCCACGTACGGAACGATTTTATATACTGTGAGATCTGAAGTTACCTCTATACTGATATTAACCGAACACAAACCATTTTTGAGAGAGATAATCAAAGATCTCATTTCGATACATACTAATGATAAAGTTACATTAGCTTTCAATGTGAAAAAATCGAAGTTATTTTTACAACGTTGGGAAGTGGGGTTGCTTCGAAAGTTTCTGTTAAGTTATGACCTTCCGAAAAAACTTCCAATTGAATCAGCAGTACAAGTAGTCAAAGAACTCTATGTAGAACAAGTCATGGAATCATAGAGCATGACGTACACGAGACCAATTCTAGAGGCCATAGAACTCGATGTAAATGAACTCGGAATGAAATATATTAAAATAATAAGACGCCCATCTGACGATAAGCCAATTCTCGATATTATGTTTCTAAATGGGTTAAGACTTACCGTAGATATGACTTATAATATGAGTGTTCATGATATAGGGAGACAGCTTCATATCAATCTTAAAGAGGTTAGACCCCACAGCTTTATAGAGTATGAATCTGCCATCAATGCAATAATCTACTCAATTGAGAGGGTATTTAGCTATCCGAATGGTAAAATCATCCAGATTGATTTTAATAAGAAAGAAAAAATAGAACTAGAACTTCATAAACGATGGTCAGAATCGCTTTTCTTCGTTTGGATGAAGAAATCTGAATTTATGAAGAGATATCCGTATGAACTTATTTTACGAACTATTACCGAATTATATATAGAATAATTATATTATCGGTGTAACCCATACATTCAATATGGGTCCGGTATACTGAACTAATTTAACTTCTCCAAAACTCCATATAAGTTTACCTTGAGAATGAATATTTTCTATTTTTGAAATGGCTTCTTGTTCGTTGTATGCACTAACGTTTTGAGTATATGCACTAATATGTATGCGTGAAGTCAGTGAAACTTGAAAGGATCCTACTTCGGATCCAATTGCCCAAACACTATTTAATGGACCAACGTACGCACCGATTTGTTGGTTTTGGTACGTCCAATAAACCTGAGCTCGCATATGGAGGCGTCTTGCTTCTATTTCTGCTGCTTCTTTTGAAGAAGCCAAAATAGACAACGAGCCCGATACACTAATTTCAGCTAATAATGAAACGTTAAAAAGTGACATTTAACCCGCTTGATCACAAGGGATTTAAACGTTTAAACGTCTTTCAGTATATCATCCAGGACCCTATCTATGTGATCCACGACACGTTGTGCACTGAGGCTGATTTCTGATCATCCCACTCTTCATTTGTCGAAGACCAAAGCTCTTTCCGAGCTTCCATTCACCACACTTGGTGCAGCGAAATTTAGCGTTTGTCAAAATGACGCGACCGGACTCATGTTTCACGGTATTATGTTCTTTGCTCATTTGCTTTTCTTTCATTACGGTTTGATGCAATTAGTTCAACCATTTCTTTCTACCAGGTATTGAGAGAGTGCTTTCGTATGTGTCGGAAATGCTAGTTCAGTATCTTGATTAGTAATAACGAGTTCTGAGACTTCAGAATTCGGCGTGAATTCTGATATGATATTGCTTGGAAGGTATGGAGTACGACCGAAAATTATAATTCGTTCTTTATCCGTAGATGACTCAATACCGTCGAGTCTAAATAAACTTGGTGCTATATCAAGACCAGTTTCTTCTCGTAATTCTCTAGACATCCCTTCTTGCCATGTTTCGCCGATTTCTAAATAACCGCCTGGAAAAGCTAATTTTCCGAGTCCAGGGTCTCGAGCTCGACGAATCAAAAGAATACCGCCACCAATTATCACCTTAGCAACTACAACAGGTATCGGATTTTCCCATGAAGTTTGGTTGCAGTTCAAACACGTACGAGGAGACTCATACGTCATGCTAACTCCACAGTTACTACAATAGTTCATATCAACGTTGCGACCGATTTCAAGATGCCACACGACCTCTCAATCGTGAATTCGACGTGCTGGAAGCATTGGTTCACCGACGTCATCAACGAAAATCTTCAAAGTTCCGGAATCCTCACCAATAACCGTCATCCCAACAATTTGTGGAGGAATTGCGAACGTTGCATAAATTTCATCCATACACGGTTCACAGATGTCGGAACAATATTTATCCCCGTCTTTTTGAGAACCATATCCGTAAGTGTTACGAATTTCAGTAAAATCAGGATGAGTTTCATCCGAGTTCACTTTGTAGGTTTTTCCACACTTGTTGCAGACAACCTTGAACGGTTCTGCCTTGTCAATTCGAACGTTGCGATAGTATATCATCAAGCCCTAAAGTCGTTTGCTAAGTTTTTCGGCTTCTACGAATGTTCGACCATATCCAGCATTATATGCTGTTGTTTGAGAAATCTCAAACTCAGCCGCTATATCACGTGAACTATAACCATTGGCTACGAGGTCTCGGATTTCAGCAGCCGTTACAATGTCAAGTTTTTGCCCATTACATACTTCGCGAATAGTCATAAACTGACCGCGTTCTTGAATAGTTCCGACAAAGTGGTGATCTGGATTGATACATCTATCCTGACCACAAGTTCTAATTACTTGTTTGTTAGATGGAAGAACTTCATCTGGGTTCTGAAATATCCAGGCTATGCGATTGGCCGCATGAAGCTTCCCAAAAATCCAGAACTTCCCGTGAGTTCCATCTGAACTGCCGGTCCACAACCAATGACCGGAAGCAGTTTTACGAATTTTTTGTTCAAAACGCTGTTGGATTTTATCGTCAAGTTTCATTTCTAAAGAAATACATTCAACTAGTCATAATTTCCCGACAACAAAATTCTTCAACAGATAAATTGATGAAATTCACAATAGATTCTAAATCATCATGGAAGTGTTCTTCGCATCGACGATATAACTGGTTATTATTTGCACGAGACATATAGAAATGTATGGCCGGTCGACCGCACGGTGTCGGTGTCAGTGCTAGTGGACCGGCCACATTTCCCGAAATTTCCCAGTCTAGCTTATCACATTTAATGCCATGTTCCATCAATACGGACGACTGGGACCATTTCTGCGTGACTGTTTATATGAACGCTGCGGACGTTCGAACGATTGGTCCTGTCGATACGGCCTATCTCCATTCCCATTCTGGTGGTTATCATTCGGATAATTCGGATAACCCTGGTGATGATTCGATTGATTCGGATAGTAATCCGGTCGCCGATTTTGGCTCATATAATTCTGGTTTGATGGACGTTCTTGATAGCCATAATCCGGACGATTCTGTCGATTATTTGGCCGGAAGTTCTGCTGAGCTTCCGCCTCCCCAGCAATATGAACGTAAGTGCGACTCTGGTTCGCAACTGCCACACGACTGAAGATATGACGGATTGCTTGAATGGTCGAATGATCTCGACCGATGACAATGCCGACGTCTTTCGGGTTCACGTGAATCATGAGAGTGGATGAATGGTTATCATTATCACGGTTTTCCTCCACTCGAATGTCAAGTGGACACGTGACAAACGCACGTAGAATCTCAGTCAACAAATCCGCATCAGTAAGTGGATCCATATCAGATGATGGTTCAGTGGGATTATCGGAGACGTCTTGCGAGTCAATATCGGAAGTTTTGGTCATATTATCTCTATACTGTCAGATTCGATTCAGTCAGATCGGGTTAGGTTGGGTTGTTGGTTGGGTTGTTGATTTGGTTCGTGTCGCGGTCATAACTGACCGAACGAATGTTGAAAACTAAGACAGCCAAGAAGTCCTTGAGTCTCTACTGATGTGGATGTCGCCTGTTGCATCATAACAAGTACTGAGATATAAAGTCGGTTCAGCTACTCTAGCATGCCATATAGCTGTTATTGCAACATCATCCAAGAATTTAGGGTCACATGAATCACGCGGTTCTTCAAAAAACTCAATCGGAAGATTAACTGTGCTACCATCTGAACCCTGTTGTACGTCGCAGTGAAAAACATTATCACCATCGAGACGGATGGTTATTTTAACTTCACCAGAGTATCGGAATATCTTCTTCACCATCAGATGGCTAGCTCATCATAATTATCCAGCAATCAAATTCTTCAACAGTTAAACGAGTAACAAGCGGAGATGTTTCAAGAACAGAATTTTTCCAGTGGTCTGGACATCGGGGATGGGATAATTCACCTTCCGGGTGATTAGAAATGAAAAAATCCGTGGCTGGTTTACCGCAATTTGACGAAGAGATATTACGACGTTTACCGGGTGGTTGCACTCATGGAACATTATACACTACCAAATAAAAACACTAATTTACGATCTATAGTTTAGCTCAACATGACCAAGTATGCAATATACTCATCATTGGAAATTTGTTCATAACTCATAAACTTTGAAGAATGTTTATCGCAACAAGACTCGAGCTTACGTTTACAAATAATGAAAAAATGGGTGGATGGCTTACCGCATAGGAGCCATGTGCTCTGATGCCCATCCATCATGAAATAACTACAAGACTCGGTTTTCATGGAGTTACTAAAAAAGGGAGACTGGCGCGATAAATGACCAGTACAACATCATAAAATATCCGGTAAGTTTGTCGACTAAGTAATGAAATATCGGAGTGATTCTCTGGATAATTCTTCTCTGGATAAACTCGATTAAGTATTTCAGATAAACTCGCACCGCCAATTATAGCGGTGGATAAACTACAGAACACTTCGCGGTCAGCGGAAGACGCTTTTTCCCATGAAGGAAAATCAGCGGTTGAGGTTATTTGGCAAAAAGAATAAACAGCCTCGGTAGCGGCACGAGCACAAATTTGTAACTGTTGCTGAGTGTTCATAAGCCTCGGATGGTGATGTGGACGGAACTCGTGCAAATAAGGTTAGGGTGGGGGTGGACTAAATCCACCCCCACCCTATTACTAAATGGCGGCAAGTGGCTCGGATAATTGCGGGACGTCTGATGATTTTCTGAGTCCGGGCTTTCCATAAGCGGCCAAACCGTATCGAAAGAAAACTCGAGCGAGTTCACCGATGATGGCTTTCTTAAAAACTTCGGTGAGTTCGGTGTCGGGTTTTCTTGGATACGAGTCGAAGTAGTTCGGATCGAGCTCTTGGATAGCTCGAAGAACGGCTTCAGGCTCTCGGTCGTGAAACTTATTCAGAACCATATACCCATATGCGATAGTCTCGTCCGGATTTGATGGACGCCGTGTCGCGTTCATTGCATACTGGAACACCGCAATACGTGGTTGACGGGCTTGGCGCTTCTCCCAAGGCTCAGAACACCACTTACGTTTATCAGGAGAAAGAAGACTAGGACGAGATTCTAGTGGAAGGTGCTGTTGTTCTGGCATGATGAGTCTCCGCAGTTTGATTTAGTATCGCCGGTAGTCCGATGACTTAGGAGCGTCTAGGAGCCGAAGCTCAATCTCCTCCGGTTGATTTATTAGAGCACATCGGATAAACGTAGACAATGATCTGCGTTCCATCTGCGTTCCATCTGCGTTCAAGCTGCTTCTGATGTAGATTATACACCTACATTAATATTCTGAATGCGCGCGATTTGCTTTTTCCCACGCATCTACCAACGGGCCGATTTGCGGATGCAATCCTTTACGATCACTGTCCACTATGTACGTGATCCGACCGCCAGCCACATGTGTCCATAGGCCGAAGCGCCCAGTACACGCAAGCCGTGCCGAGTAGAAACCCGTGGGTCGACCATGCCGCCCTTCATAGTCCCGATGCGCTTGTTGTTGCGGTTCGCGCCCACACTTGTAGCAGACGCTAGGGCGGTGGTCCGTTGCCACATAACCGCACTGACAATTTGGCCACCACGGGATAGTAGAGCAACGTGGGCAAGCTGAGAAAATATCATCGGTCATAGTATTGGAAAATACACCGAGGTCGTTGTAATGTTCGATATGATTCGAGTAGAACGCCACACTTCATATGCGACTTCCACGGGTTTGTTGCAATATTCTGAACACTGTCCGGAGTCGGAGCACCTAAATCTTCGGATATGTAACTGCACGACCGATGTATCCGAACGACCGGAGGGAAAGCCGAGCCATGTGGTTCAAGATGTGACGTTATCGGGCGAATCGTGGGAATTTAGACTCGCTAGTATGAGTTTCATATACCGATGGAAAGACGCTACGGGAAAAATTAAGTTCTCTCCGCACACCTATTTCACGTTCGGAAACGGCGGACGGTCGATTCGGATGGAAGTCATAAGTGCGGACTACGAATCGGATATTTTGAACCCAAGAAAAGCATTTTTCGGTAACTTATATGTAGGTCCGCAGATAGATACGAGCCAAATGATGAACGGACATGCGAAAAGCCGGGTTGTTGATCCGGGTAGGATTGGTCCATCGGACGTTTGGATGCACACGTGCAACTTCGGTAAAGAAGCGACGGGTCCGGTTTTTAAAAAAGAATTCTGGTTGGAACTGACGAATCTGGCGGAAGAACTGCACTCTATACCGACCCAATATCTAACTGATATAGAGTCTCCGGTCGAAAGCGTGTACGAGAGGGTGAAATCGAATGCCCGGTTCTTGCAGTTAGTAGACGAAATCCAGACCCGATTATCTACGATTGCGCCAATGGACGGGTTTCAAAAAACGGAGGCATTCCGGGTAGGAGTGAAGCTTTTGAAAAAAGTTAGCAATTTTAAGTCTAAACAAGTGTCCACGTCTAACTGATAGCTGAATATTATTCAGGATATGTGCCGGAGAAATTCGAGCAGGTCCGAAAGTACTCGGATGTGTTGAAAATGCGCACGAGCCGGATTACTTACGGTCGCGTTCGTTCCGGTATATAAGTAGCCTTTAGAGGATTTGATAGGTGAAGGTATAGCGCATAGCAACTGCGGCGGTGTTTACAGCAACCCAATCCATGAAAGCCAGGTCTGTGCCGCTGTCAGCACCTATAGCCGCAGTTTCAGCACCAGTGCTCGCAGTACCGCCGCACTGCTCTTCGGCAGTAAAGTTGCTTGCGACAGGAAGACTCATTTGCAGGCTAGCCGCAGCCGCAGCTATCGCGTCCACAACAAGTTTCCCGCTCACCGTCACCACGTTACCGATGCGCAACCACTGTGCCACCGAAGCAACAACGGGACTCAGATTTGAAATGTTGCTAATCACAGGCGTGTACGTGCCGAAGTCGAGTCCTAACATCGCCCGCACTCCCGATGGCGTCATACTGCTCAGGTCACTGCCGACAGGACGGCCCACAAGCTCGCCTTCGCCAATCACAAGCGCCGCGATGTCGTTGCCCACCCCGACACTCGCGAGTAGCGAGTTGTCGAACATGGCCGCGCCGTTAGGACGCCCAGCAAACGTAGATGTTGGGATAAAGCGAGGATTGCTGCCCAGTGCCCACTGGAAGACGTCTTCCGGTAACCATATCTTCGTCGAGCCGTTGAAACGCAGAATGGACACGATAGGCGCGGGCACTGAAGGCTGCTTGATCGTGTAGACCGGATTCCCTGGGATAAAGATGAAGTCGGGGCCACCCACGTTTGCCGTGATCAACATCGAACCGTTCATGCCGTATTCGTTCAAGAACCCGATTACATCACCATCGACGCCTAGCGGGAGCGCAATCGCGAG